AGCGCCCTTTGCGTTTGTTTGATCAATACCACTGCGGAGTATCGAAACAAGTGGTAATATAATCGCACCGGTTTTGTCTCGTAGCGGCTTTTTCCTTGCCAAAATTGCGAATCGCTCGCCAGTAGCGAAAATAATGGGAACCCGCTTTATTGCCTTTCTGCGCTTGTAAAAAAGCGGAATTTCTTCATTAAAAAAATTAAATAAAGCTCTGTCTACATCCTCAATGGTACAAGACGGGATAGAGAAATCCTCAGGGATATCTTCGCTTGAATAACCAAGGTCTAATGAACCGTTCTTGTAAGTAGTCGTATTATAGCGCGTTGGCATTTTTGCTCTCCACCTTAACCATTGTTGTAAGAAATCTCATCATAAAAAGAAGAACTGATTGTTGCGGGATCTCCTTTAGGCGACACCTCCACAGGTGCGGGGCTAGCTGGTAATTCCATTTTCCCTTGCTCAATCAATGCCCTTTTATCTCCCGTTTCGCCAAGCCTATTTTCCGCAAACCCGCGTTGTTGTACAAACGTGTCTTGCACAGCATCAGAGTCTGAATAACCTTCGTCAGTCGGACCGTGCGGATCTTTATTAATTAGGCCTTGACGCGCTTGTTTTCCTTGTAATTTCACACCCGTCATGTGCTCAACTTCACCATAGATTGTTGACTGCCATTGAAGTTGTGTTATCTCAAAAAATGTCTCGCCGTAGCTGAAATAATCACCCTCTCGGACCTCAATATCCTTGTCTATTAAGTCTCGATAATGGAGATATGCACCGACGATCTGGCCGGAATTTACACCAAATCTAGTCGTCGTAATTTCTGGAGCATTCCATTCCACCTGAGCACAAATCTCTATGGGCAGATCAAAAACCTTCTCCATCGCTTCTTCGTATACGTCATGAATTGTTGTTAAGTCTTCTCGTACACGGTAATAGTATATCTTCTGGCCAACGACGTCTTTTATGACCTCCTTGGTGATGTCAGCTATTAAATCGACTTCTCTTGGAGTTATGAAGAGACGAGCCATGCTACCCTCCTCATGCTATTATGATCGATTTGCCAGCGGGTATTGGAATCTTCTTAAGCGCTGTCTGTATATTGTCGGAATCTGCCGCTTGAGCCTCCAATATCTTACTATACGTCAAATTTTCCAATAATTCTTTTAATTGGTCGCGGAGCCTTGTTTGGTCTTCTCGGCCTCGACCTATCAAATCAGCGCCATTGAGCTGAAGATCACCAGACGGGATTGGAACGGCAGAGAATTTCGATCTTACCTGTCCTAATAATTCTTCGCACAAGGCTTTAGCATATTGTCTTACCCATTGGCGTCCTATAGAATTAACATTGTCATAAGTAAAGCGCCCAAATGGAACATTTGAAATATCAGAGACACCGTATATCGTATCATCTCTAATATCTGGACTAATTGGATTTGGGCTATATGCAATACGTATCCACAGCTTTCCAGGATTATCCCCCGTTGGCTTCGGAAATATCCTTATCTTACTACCGATTATTTTATATGAATAATTTGATCTTCGAACTCTATTTGACACACCCATCTGGCCAGCCCGAAGGACATCTTCAAAAACCGGCAAAACGTAAAATACAGTCTCTGGAGTAAATGATTCAAAACTAAATTCATTGTTTAAATAATTCACAGATGAAGTTGTGTCAAAAAATCTGTAAGCGGCTTGCGGAGAGAAGTGAAATACTTCTTTTATCCGCATCTTTGTTCGAGGATCGTTCAAGCTACTAGACACCATGAGGTTGCCACCATTGTCTTTTAACGTTTCATAAATGTCATAATCTTGAGAACCGGTGTTTAGTGCTATGGACCCTGAGAATTCGTTATACGAACCCCCTACACCGCCCTCCATTGCATAGGGCTCAGCCATCCTTAGGAGATATTCAAGATTTTGCTTTGGAAACAATCCAGTTACTTCATCACCACTTCCGGTCGGCATACCAAGAAGATTCGGAGTTTGTGAAAGAGCGTTCGCCTCATTAACAATTCTTCCATATTCTAAGAATGATTCTTCTAAACATGCCCAAATTTGTTTTTTCGTTAATTCGACGCTTAATATATCATCGCCCAACTTCTGTTTGACAAACGTAATCACAGAATCAGCTTCCGTTTGAAACGCTGTGTCTGTGTCGAAAAAACCGAATGGTGTCGGATTTCTGGTAAAAGCGAAAGTCGGCATATCACACCCTGTTCTAACTATAGAACTAGAGCATAAAAATCATGTCAATCACGATGAAATTAAAAAGGCGGGGTCCTCGAAAGGACCCCGCCAGATTTTTACGAACGAACTATCTAAACTTTAGATTACGTCCATGTTCTGGACAGTCACTGTGCCGTAGAAGTCGTTACGGACCATCTTCTTACCATAGCGAGTCATCACGCCCTTGCGGGGGGTGAAATCCTCAGGAGCGAAGATAGTGGGAGTAACGATTAGCGGTACATACGGAGCGTACACATACCCAGTCTCCAGATAGCTACCACCCTTGTACCCAACAAGAATCTTGTTGCGTGGGAAGTAAGGATCCTTATAGACTGTGAAGCGATTGCTAAGCGTACCAACCTTCTCACAACCCAACGTCATTCCGCCCGCGACCTGGCCATCACCATCAAGGGTGTAAGCAGGACGATAGAGGACAGAAGCCTCGAGGATAGTAGCAACATCAGGACTTACGACCATGAAGTTTGCAGAGCCTCTAAGGGTCTTACGATGGATTTCGTTCGCCACATCGATAACTGTCTCTACAAGAGTCTCGTACCACTCGCGGACTGTACCAGTAAAGGATGCATGTCCTGCTTGGGTTGAACGATTCTCGACTAGAGCACCAGTCTTCTTGTTGACGAAACGACCGGGCTGACGTGACCAGTAATAAGCTGTATCGGCTTCTACCAAGAGATCGTTAAGGATCTCACGGTCAATCTCTAGAGCAATCTGCTCGGAGAGGATCTGAGTAAGCTCAACCTCAGCGTCCAGGCTGTGGTAGGCATTCAGGTCCTGAGCAAGCTCGGGAGACCAACGGGCACGCAACTTACGGGTCTGAGCGACGACTGAGATACTCTCAATCTTGATATCGATCTCAGGAATCTGAGGCTTCGGTGATGTACCGAAATCAGACTCGAACACCGGCACGACAAGAGTATCGCCAACACCAGATGTAACATCGAGACTATTGCCCTTCGGATACGAAACGCAGAAGGCCTTCAGGTCTGTGCTACCCAACGCGGTACCAGAAAGTACCATCAACAACGCTGCACCAGAGGTGGATCGCGTGGCCATTGGAGCTGCTGTGATTGCACCACCCGCAGAGGATGACGTAATCAGCTGGTTGAGACGACGGATGTTATACACACCCGCTCCGCCCTGGTATATGTCGCCAGGAACAGCAAGGTCCGTTGAGGTACTGTTGAAACCAGCGGTACCGGTTAGTAACAATGCACATTCCTTAACCGCGGTAGGATCGAAGTCGGAACCCAGTGCTCCGAGATTGACAGCCAAGAAGCGGAACTTGCCACTCTCGCTATCAACCTTAGTTGTGACCGTAGGATCAAACTGTGCGAAACGACCGTCTGCACCAGCAGATGCAATCCCGCCGGCAGACGTTGAACGACTCTGTGTAGCAGAACTACCAAGTACGAAGCATGCGTTCGCGACGGTTGTGATGTTACTACGAGCGTGGACTCTAGAATAACCAGAGCCAGCAAGGTCATACTGCCCACCGGTACCAAGAGATCCAGACTGGATACCCTTACCTACGGGGTTATTATATATGGACTGACCTTTCGTGTAGATCGACTTGGACGATGTACCGATACCTGTGGTAGCCGTACCACCAATGTTGGTGCCATATGTGTAATCCAGATAGAAGAGCAGACCAGAAGGTAAGCTCATTGGCTGAATTGATACTAGCTCATTCGCAACCAGCCCACCGAAAACTCGGCGTACGATTGGGAATGCGATGTTAGTGAAACCTCGGATGTCACCAGATGAAGCGGAGGGGCTCATCCCACCACCACCGAGAGTGTTTTGCTCCCGGAGTATCTGACCTGCCTGGTTCTCGAGTAGCTGTGCCATGTTTTCACGATGGACGCCGTCGAGACCTCGCAGGAGACCGGTCCGAGTCCACTTTTCTGTCAAACGACGTCCATGGCTGCCCATGTGACGCTGACGGATACCTTCCGTCAGTTGATCGAGTGTGAACTTCTTAGACATGTTTTTTTCTCCTTTAGAAAGTAGCGTCTATTTGGTGTCGATGCCAGCAAGAACTGCCCAACGATCCTGGTGCTCAGCACCCTCTGCGACGCTACCTGCGCTGCGAGTGGGTCTGGATGCGGAACCGAGAACTCTTCTCCCTGACGATCCCTCGGATAGGGACCTTCTCTTAAGTGAGCGAGTCAAGCTGTCATAAACAAGCTTGGCTTCTCTAATGGTCTTGGCACTATCTAAAGCCTCGACAATGGCACGCTGCTGCTTCGAACTTACATTACGATTTTGCATCAGTTTATTCACATAAAGCAATTTTGCGTTAAAAAGATTCATTTCGGAAAGCTTACGCTTAAGAACTTTGTTCTCAACTGTAACCTTCCGGGATACGGATTGTGTGCGTCGGCCGGATGAGCGTCTCTGAGCTGCTGCTCTACGACGACTTTCGGCTACGCGGCGGCGACGAGCTGCTCTACGACGACGATAGGATTCCGGCATTGCATCACCAGCAGGAACCGGGGGACCAACCTCAGGTGTCGGAACACCAGGATCACCAAGCTCATCAGCCAGTGCGTTAATAAGGTCATCCTCATCAACATCAAGAATAACGTCACCTTCATCATCTCCACCGTGTGCAAGCGCTGGATCGGCGGCAGCTGCTCTGCCAACTTCCTGCTCCTGGAGACGACGGGCACGGAGGCGTCGAAGTTCACGCTTAAGCATGCGGGGGTCAATCTCATAAACCTCACCGAGGTCTCCAAGATCTTCCTCACCCTCGAGGCCTTCTTCGTCCTCAAGTCCTTCTTCGTCTTCAACTTCACCCTCAGGTTCGACAACAACGTCTAATCCGAGTGCTACGCCAAGGTCTTCTATTGCAGTTTGAGCGGCGTCTAGTTCGACCTCACCCTCCACTGCTTCCTCGTCAGCAACTCCTTCATCTCCAAGAGCTGCTTCATCTCCTTCGAGATCATCGAGGTCCTCTTCTGCTAGGAAGAGGTCCATTTCATCTAGTTCTTCCATGCCATCTCCAGCCTCGAATAGACGGTTGAAAATGGCGCGGCTGCGTCGGTCAGTCATTTGTTTCATCTCCTTTAAAGTTTCGAAAAGTACAAGACGAACCTTTTTCTCATTGTTGTTAGGGATAACTATTGACTCCCTACGCAAATTGATCATTTCGTCTAAAAGTTTTGTATATGACTTTTTAATTACAGCGCGTTGCCTTCGGGACAATCGACGATATTCGACCCCCTCCAACAATGCATCCATTCTCTTAACCTTCCGTCGAAGCTGTATATTTCTCTCAATCAGCTTATTTACGTTGGAAGACTTAGAGTTATTGCGTTTCATCTTTCGCCTGGATGAAACGCTCTCTCGTGAGAGAGAAGAATTTTCGGAAACGCTTACGTTCACGTCTCCTTGAGCATTTACGACGACAGAAGCATCATTGTCGAGTTCGACATCATCCTCATCGTCAACTAATTCATCGGGAGCCATTAATTCTAGCTCCATTTGATCAAGGGGGTCGACAGCGACATCATCAATGGCAGGAAGCGCTTCCACTTCCCCTACATCAACGGCAACGTCGTCAACCACAGCATCTACGACATCATCCGCTAGCGGGCTGTCGTCTTCTAATTCATCAATTTCTAAATCATCTGGCTGCTCAGACAACAATTGAGCTTCTACCATCGCTTGAATTTTCGGGGTAAGAGCTTCTATAATCTTATTCTTAGCGTTCTGCTCGGCCATAGCTTTAAGCTGCTGGGCCTCCTGAATCGCTTCCATGTAGAGATTTGTTGACATTATATTATCCCGTAACGCACATTCTAAATATGCAATTAAAACGAATATTCCTATTCTGCATCACTCAATTTCCTCTTCTTGTCTAATAATATCACCAATTACTTTTCGAAGTTTCACGATTGTTGGATCTTCGCCGTCTTCAATCTCAGAAAATTTTACAGTATCGCCTGATGTAACTGGAGCTTGAGACCACCCTCGATATGTACCAGTTCTAGAATATTGGCCTGGATTATATGCAGCCGGTGTGTTTACGCCGCCGCCGCCCTGCAGGCGGTTTTTATACATACTCGGGAAAGGAACCATCCCTGAACCAGCTGCCTCTATATTCAAACCGGAATCGGGACCAACTCTTCGGTTACCACCCTGAAATGCAAAACGATCGGCTGCTCGCCCACTTAGCGAATCAGTCGAGTCAGCAGTACCGCGCATTTTATTTAAGACTCTTTTTATAAGGTCTTCATCCTCAATAAACATTTCATCATCAAAAGAAACAGGCTCAGCGTACGGAAAATTTCCGCCCTTTACTCTTTGTTTGTGAAAACGATCCGAGCTTCGACCGTAGCCAGCGTCTCTTTTAGCATCATAACTACGTCCCGGACGTAAACCTATGCTTGTCGGGTTATCGGGACTGCTCATTATAAATCAGGGACTCGGTGCCTTACCCATCACGTAATCGCCCAATGTCATGGTCGATTGCGCGGCGGAAGATTCCGCTGGAGTAAGTTGAGAACCAACACCAGAACCCCATTGATCATTCGGCGTCTGGCCAAAACCATCAGGCGGATCGGCCTGGTCAGCAGGATTCATACTACCGGGTCCAGGAGAAACAGGGTTCGGTACCCATGGAGAAGCAGGCAGACCGCCACCTCCTTTTTCGACGTCGCCATAATCAGGTGCTTCAGTATAATCGCGTTCGAATACTCCGAAAGTGTGACCAGCATCGTTTACTTCACCGTCTAATAGCAAAGCCTGGCCTTGTTCTGTCACGCCATCGTCAGTTAAATCACCGAGATAAATTGGAGACGCAGGAAAACTAGCTTGAATTGTCGTTGTGTCGGCGCTGCCTAAATCAGCGACAGTCACAACAGCTTCTACCATATTTTGCTTGTGGGAAGGCATTTTTTATAGTTCCTTTATAGTTTCTTTAGAATTTTACGACGCAATCTTGTACGACGTTCGTGGACTTGCTTGAGCTTCGTGTACAGACGACGCTCATGAATTTTAAGAGCTTTCATCCAGTCGATATCAGACTCAAGAGAATCAGCGTACTCATCGCCCTCTACCTCTTCAGCCTTTACTTTCTCAGGGTCTTCCACTCCAGTCTCTAATGTTTCTCGAATTCTTCTTTTTTCTTGAAGCACAAGCTTCTTGAGAAGAGCGGGTGTAAGTTTTGTAGGTCTTGCCATTTGAATCCTCCGGAATAATATTACTTATTTCGCTCAATTAGTTTGTTATCATTTTTTAGGCGAATCACTAAAAGCTAGCGTTGCCCAATTCTGTGCTGCTCCACCGAAAAGATCAGTGGGATCGTTATTAGCTACTATTCTCGTCGCGGTATCACCACGACCAACAGGCGCGCCTTGTTCGGCTTCAGCTTGCTCCTGTAACGTCGTCGCGGCAGTGTCTTCAAAAATTGCAGCCATTATCGGATCACTAGTGATATTTTGCACATCGATCGGTCGTCGTGGGGGAAGAGTATCGTATTTCAAATTATCCAATGCAGGTCGGGAAACCTTTTGCTTCTTGACAGTTTTCCTCGATCTCTCTACCAGCTTTGCCGATCGATCTTCGTTTAAAGAGTCCTCTGTTCCTGTTGCTTCCAAGAGAATCTCAAATAAACACTCTTTTACCAGCGTTTTCAAAGTTGAACGTGATACCTTAGCCATTACCCAATCCCATGATAACCAGAAGAGCCCGTTAGACTAAGCTGGTCCCGAGATATGCCTGTCAGGCCAGCAATAATTGTAAAACCGCATGCGCCGGCGCTGGTGTCTGACCTTAAGAAAAGATCGGTACAAGCCAGTTCAAACCGAACGCTAGGTGCGCCCACAATTCCAGCACCCGCTGCAGTCCCACCAGCATTTGGCCCAACAACGAAATAATTCTTGTGGGTGTTTTGCTGATCAGCAGCTGAGGGCGCCGGTTGTGGTGTCACATATTTTTCTGTTCCATTCGTCTGTATTTCTCCGGTGGGAACTGATCCTGTAACCGCACCAAGACCGTTAACACCGTTTTGCGAAAATCCAACACGTAAATTCCCAGAAGTTGCGTCAGAACCACTAACTGCTATTTGAAACCATCGAGTCACACGAGGAAAACTAATTTGTACAACGTTCCCCGAAGCTGTGCACTCATCGTCTGCTGATGACGTAACGTACGGTGTTCCACTTACTTGATATGCTGATGCATGTCCTAAACCTGGGCTCGGCCAATTAGAGCTCATCGTCTTCACCCCACTCTAATATTTCGTTAAACATTCTATAAATTCTATCTGATTGATTGAACACATCATCTAACTCATTCTGTCTTACTACTCGTCCCTCACGCATCATAAATGCGCCAGGAGTTGATGGCTCTGATACAAAATCCCAACAAATAAGTTGAAAATCGTCTTGCACAACGTCAGTGTCTCCACTTCGCTTTGTTGATCCAACGCCTCTACTGGATATCCCAAGTGTTACTCCTGCTTCGACAAGCTTCTGAAGAATTTCACCAGCTGGGGTATCGAGAAGTTCGACAATTCCATAACATATATCACCATCCATATACGCTTCTCTCACAATATGGGATGCATTTTTCAATTCAACAACAGAGCTATCAGGATGATCGCACTCACCAAGAGCTCGATTCTCTTGAATAAATTTCTGATAATTTCGCACCTCGCGATCTAAGATCGCGCGGGGGTACACTCTACCATTCTGATTCAGAGTGTCAGCCTTTTGCAATACACCCTTCATCACAATCTTACCATCATTTTCTAATTTAGATTGTTCCACGAGCTCTTTAGTATATTCAAAGGGGGCCCATTCTGTCAAAAGCTTAAGTTCAGCCATTATCATCTCCCGCGGTTAACTCTTCGGTGAGTTTCATCAACGTTAAATATTGAGATATAACAGAGTCATCTACCTCAAGAGCAGACAAATTCTTAATTTTTTCTTTTACCCCACCAATTTGCTCACACAAAATATCATTCTCGCATGCTCGCTCAAACGAGGTTAGCTTATCAAGGGTCGTCTTTTGAATTTCAACGAGCTTGTTAGAAATATCACTTGATGAATCTTTTTGTTTTGAAAAAACATATTGCTTCATCAACAACGTTTGTTCTTCACTTAACACTTTTCCAAAACGCTCACGCATTTTTTCTTGCATAATCTGGACGGCAAGCCTATTCACATCCGGGGTGGCTAGCGCAGTGAGGTCTGTTGTAGCTTTCTCTTTTAACAGATGCTCGTGTAGAGACTTCTCAAACTTGGTGGTAACAGTTATATCTGGATCTCTGCTTCGCCAATTATTCAACAGCGTCTGGACTGTTGCGAAAGCTTTATATTCTGTAACTCTTCTGCTGTAGAAGTCTGGTTCTGCAATACGATAATTTATGTCTCTTATTAAGGCAGACTTTTCTTGTCGTAATCTAGTCATATTCATATTACGTGCAGCTTGCTTTGCTTCATTTATTATAGAGACAGCCAACGAGGGGCTGGGTACTTCAGTCGTTACCAAAGCTCGAAATAATCGAAATTCTCGATGTAATTCAGTGCCCTTCACAAAGTGGCTCTTTAATATGCTTAGAGCAACATGCGAATCTTGCTCTCGGCCCTCCACTAATGCCGAGGAAATGTACTCGGATAATTGAGCGAAGAGAACTCCTACATTCCTCTTTTTGTTATGTTTAACTTTCATCGATATCTCCGGCATCGTATTCATCAAGGTCGAATGAATCTTCCTCATTTTCTGCTGCTTCTGACAACAGAACGCCACCTTCAGGAGCCAAAATTGACGACAACGATTGCATCGCTCTCCTCAATTCGGGAGTCATGGCTGGTTTGACAGTTCTAGACATACTTTCGTAAGTATCCTGCTCATTCCATTCTATGCCCTCAAATGCGGGCTTAAGATAGTCTTCGCCATAAGGTTTTCGCAACGAATCTTGTGGACGGCCATGAGTTACCATCTTTTTAAAGTCTGGTGTGTGCGTCGTGAGAGGACCACGTTTTGCTTGGGTACCCGGAGTGGGCTTTCCAAAAACCTTTTTCACAGACGCTTGTGCTTTTAGGGGTGCGTCAGGGTCGTCTATGGAAAGACTGGAAATGTCAATTTCTTCGTCCTCATCCTCGTCATCACTGGTGGCACGCCGATTTTTTCCACCAGCAGGATGCGCAGTCAAGAGCGGACCTTCAGGTTCATCAGCAGCAAAGAGTCCGCCGCCCTCATCACCACCGGCTTCTTCGCCGCCGCCCATGTCAAATCCGCCGCCGCCTTCGTCGCCGCCTTCTGCGGCACCGGAAGCCTCAACTTCAGCGTCTATTAACTTATCTTCCTTTCTGCCCTCGATAATTTCTTCAATTACCTTGTCTGTCAATCCCAATACGTTCTTTTGTACCCATCGACGATCGTAAAAGCCTTCTGGTACTTTTCCAGCTATGTCAAAACGTGTAGATATTAACTCAAGCTTCTGTAATTGCGCTACGCTCGATGGGTTTGATAATTTCAACTCGAAATCAATTAAGTCTTCTCCATCGTAGCCGTGAACAAAAAGATGAATCATCGCCAATTTGTTCAATTCAGCAACCACTGTCTTCTGAATTCTCTGGATCGTACGACTGAACCTTATGTCTTCTTGTGCTAGGGTTGCCTTCGCACCAATGTCTTCATCATACCCAAGATATGCCCGCGGAATTTTCAACGCAGCAAATAATTTCTTTTGAATATATTCTACATCTTCAATCGCGCTGGTGTTAGCACCACCTGCTAATGACTCAATCTTCGTGCCCGACTCACCACCACGAACTGGGATAAAATAATCCTCGTCAACGCTAAGTGGGTTAAACCTGAGATCGACTTTCCCATTGGTCTTGTCTATAACTGGAGCGCGCTTCAGCGAACTTGTGGCTTGCTCAAGATAATTTGGAACATCTTCAGGAGGCACGTTTCCAACATCGATGTAAAAAACACGTCGTTCGGGAGAACGAATAACTCTATAAACCAACATCGCATCTTCTATCAATATTAATTGACGCCAAATTCGTCTTGCTGATTCAAGAACCGAAGAACCGTACGGCAAAAACGCATCATTGCCCAAAAGACGAAAATGTGTTAATTGCCAATTTTCTAGTGTAGAATTCCCTTGTGTCAACCAGCGAAAACGAACCGCACCTGGATTCTCAGGATCAAACCCTTCTTCTCGCTCTACTTCTGATATTGGAATAGGATAAGCATTGATAATACCAAATTCGGGATCAATATCATTAAAGAGAAAAAAATCACCGTATTTACAGAGATTTCGAACCCACATCACCAAATTAAATTCTAGATTTAGCGTATCATAAAAAAGTGTTTCTAGCAGCTCTTTCTGAACATCATTCTCACAGAAGATATGCAAGACTCGCCCATGCTCATCCGGACTAACTGTTTCTTCTGAATATATGTCCAGAGCTGAGGCGATCTCGGGAGTGGCTTCCATCTCACTAAAATCAGAATATCTGGACATCCTGTCGAACGAGCCGTATGCGCTGAGGGTCGTATTGTAGACATCATTATGAGCTCGCTTAAACAGTGCCGCTGAAGAAGAAGTGCCGCTAGTGCCTTGTGTACGTACTCGACGTTTAACCACAGGACCTGCTCTAAAGAGGTTTGTTAACCTCTGGAACATGTTTCCTTTATCAGCCATTTGTGCACTCCCTCGGTAGACTAGAAATCAAAGTAACCATTTAAAATCCACCGACCCAGATATCATTGGGTGATCAGAATCCATAGAAACCGGCCAACCCTTGGCAGTAAATATTCCGACCTGCTTATTAAATGGTGACATATTATTATCTGACTGTGATTCTTCTGTCTTGTTCATCGCAAAACCAGCCAACATTGCTTTGTTCACGTCCACGGCTTTTTTAGAGCTAACTTTATCTCCGTCATATAACCAAAGACCAATTGCGAATGACATCACAAGGTCATCGGTCTTCCCGCGCTGTGCTTGCGCTTTGTTATTGCTCCACACAAACGTCTTTAATTCATTTACCAGACGCTCAGAATACACGTCAACCTTATCGTTCCTTATCATCTCTTCCAATTTCGTAAGAATTTTTGCGCGACTTGGTCCTTGCGTTGAAAATCCAGCCTTGCTAATTGGTCCATTACCATACAATGCGTTAAATTTATCTTTTTCTTTAGAAAAATAAATGTTTCTGTACCCAATCTCTTGAAGTTTCATTAACACAGCATATCCGTATGTGTTACTTTCAGGACACAGGAGCGCTTCATGATATCTATTTGCGGCCTCGACCAAAAGATACGCAAGTTGGTCAGGTGGGACCTTACCTCGAAATTCAGCAACCACCTCAGAAATAGTAGTGTCTATAATATGAAATGTAGAGTAATCATTTCCGTCACCGCGGGAGACATCCGAAGATATTACATATTCATGGTCAGGGAATGCATATTTCCACACCCACACATTGTTTTCAGGGCCCCATTTCTCCAACGGGACGCGGACCTTATACCGTAATTTTTCAATCTCTTCCATTGGTAGAAAAGTATCACCCGAGGCTTGAAAATCACAAAGCAGCTCTTGAGCAACCTGCTGCTTGTTCATATTCATAGATTCTTTATTGAACCATTCATCATCACGCTCGGGATGTACATCCCAAGGAAGCTTTATTGGGTTAAATTCATTCGTGCCCTCAACCGCATGATGCCACAAGTCATAATACTGTCCACCGGTACCGTTGGGAGTACTTACTATTAGGGCTCGCCCACCAGTTGACAACGTTGGATATAGCCCTTTCCATAATTCATCAAAGTTTCGAATAAACGCAGCTTCATCAACGATCAGTAAACTCAAAGCTTCAGACCGGCCCGCATCTTCTGAAGTTGGTATTGCCTTTATCGCAGAACCATTTGAAAATTCGATTCCTTGGGTGTTCTTTGTGGTTATGTCGGTAATCCACATCCACGGAGGAACACCGGAAAGAGCTATTTTAACTTTTTTAATGAAGTTTTGAGCAACGGCAAGCTTAGTAGCAATAACAAGAACAGTTTTATCCTTGCGAAATAACGTCATCCAAACTGCATATGCAGCAGTGAGTGTAGACAGACCAAGCTGCCTGGATTTAACCACAATATTAAAGCGATGATCGTTGAAGTGCTTTAAGCAATCATCCTGGAACGAAAATGTATGAAACGGAATTCTCCCCCGGATGGGGTGTTGAATCTGTACATAGCGATTAATAAAATACGCGGGGTCTTTACCGCATTTTACAATCTCAGCTACTTGTTTCTGTTTGGTCAGTGGGGGCATCAAGCATTATTAGCTTACTTGCAACGTCAAAAAAGCACGATAATATGCAACTCTTCGAGGAGAATTCGCGGTGGCTTGTATCAATTCAACATTGTCATCCCGTGAAGTCTCTGTCGCTGTAAGTGCCCTTCCAGCAATATCTTTAAATTCTGCTTTGATCTTCTTTACACCATCAGTAAAAATATCGTTTGACATCTCTCTTAAATTTGTCATTTGACTATCAAGGGAGGCCTCACTCGCAAAATGCACAATACTATCAAAGCGCAAGTTCAAAGTTTCACCGTTCAGATGATGTGATAATTTAAGATTGTCGACAGACTTTCCCCATGTCGTATTTAAACAATCACCTAACGCTCGAATTTCATTAACCGTCAACATTTGTAAGCTCCTATAGACTAACTATTCGCCAGACGAAACCTTTTCTCGCCACGCAGCAATCTCTGAACTGTTCGGTTCGTAGTCGTCATCTTCATTTATTTTTTTTATTGGCTCCAAAAAACTTATCCAACACTCTGTGCAGCACTTGACCTCTAAGTATTGCATGCAGTCTTGAAAATCACGAAATAAAAACCCACATAGAGGACAGTCTAGCGGAACAAAGTTTGGCAGCGAGTCATTATTCGCAATGTCTGATTTTTGCATCTTTCCCTATTTTCTGTATGTCTAGAACGTTATCTACGATATCTTTTACAGCATCCACATGTGAAATAATCAGAATATTGGAAAAGTATTTCTTAAGAGACATTAGTAAACGGGAGCAGGCCTCAATGTTTTTGTCATCTAGCGTGCCGAAGCCCTCGTCAATAATCAACACATCACTTCTTGGGGCATTACAAATATTAATAAGCGCAACCCGAAGAGCAAGAGATGAAATCATTTTCTCCATCCCGGAACCGCATTCTATAATACGCTTCGAATCACCGTAATCTATGAAAATGTCCAAATTATTTGAGTCTAGCCGAGATTCAATCTCAACGCTGAAATTCACCACTCCCTGCAAAATCTTCGTAAGCTCAGCATTGATACGGGGAAGTTGAAGAGATAAGATTGTTAGTGGAATTCCACGTTTATCGACTGCCTGCGTAAACAATGAGTATGTTTCCCAGCGGTCTTTCAGAGCACCAAACTTCTCTTTCTCTGTTTGTAGCTCTTCTTGTCTAGCAGAGCTTAGGCTAATTTGTTCTGTCAAGTACAACCGCTCAGCATCTATTTCTGATATTCTTTTTTCTAAACGCTTAAGATCAAGCCGCATTTTAATAATTTCTGCATCTTTCTCTTCATCAGCAGAGCGGAGTCGCATATCACGTAGAAGCTCTTTACCATGTGAAATTTCACTAACCACTGCTTGCTGGTCGCTTTCTAGCTCTCTTAAATTGAGCTTTAAGTCAGAGTTTTTTAACCTTAAATGCTGCGCATTTTTCAGCATTTCTTCGTACTTAGCTAGCTTCTCCCCGAGACCCTTATCCCTTAATTTCTCAAGATTCTTTTTAATCGCCCCCAATTCTTTCCTGGTGGAAGAAATGACACTTTTTTGTCCGGCGATCTCTTTGGCACTTTTGTGAGCATCTTTAATATACGGGCACTTAGGGAACTGATCACCGCACGGAACGGTATCAAGTTTCTTCGCAGACTTCGTTTGTGACTGTAAACGCTGCTGCTCGAGGTCTAGTCTTGATTGTGTTAATTCAATCTGATTCGCTAAGTCTTTTTGTAGTTCTGCTTCTTCCTTCAACTCTTTTACAGGAAATTGTTCACAAATTATATCAATTTTTGTAATTTTTCCTCTAGTGACATCCATCTCTTCGCACGTTTGTAACACCTCTACGCTCAGAGCAGAGTTACGCTCTTCTAGGGTCTGCAAATGAATAACCTGTGTCTGTATATCTTGTTGTGTATAAACCGTATCGGACGGAGATGATATCAACTGTAATTTGAGTTGATCTCTCTTTTCCTTTAATTCAGCTAACTCTGCCTCAATCTCTGCTCTTTCTTGCTTATGAGATATTAACGCGTCTGCCTGTTCAGTGATCAATGTACTCCAGTCTCTATCTGGGGCAGATTTCATCTCGCCTCTTAATTCTGTTATTTCATTTTTTGCCATCCTCAACATCGTATCAAAAATCTGCAGATCTAAAAATCTTGTAAGAATTGCTTTTCGCTTTGTAGCACCCTCGCGAATAAAGGCGTTCATATCACCCTGAGATGCGAATGACGTCATCAAGAAATCATCGACGGTACCTACCAGACCGCGTAAAACTTTTTCAGTCTCTCTTCGCTGTTCTTCCGTACTGTCTACTATTATATTCCCGTCATCATCTAGCGCGTAAAGATTCAAGTGCGTGGGCGCAGATACCACTCCTGTTCTGCTTGTTCGCTTAATTGTTTGCCGGTCAATACGATACATCTTGCTACCGATCGAGACATCGACACTTGCGCGGCAAAAATTCTTTCGACTATTCACAATGTGCAAATTTTTCAACGTACCGCGATCAGAAGAATTAAACAATCCGTAAACTAGTGTCCCAGGAATCGAAGATTTTCCGGAACGATTTTTACCAAAAATACCAGTGATACCGTGAAGAGCATCAAAGTCTATGATGTTATCTTCGCCATACCCGAACATATTGTCAAACGCGAGCTTTCGTAAACGCCACTGATGTGCTTGTTGGTTGGCTTGTTGAACGCACTTATGAAAAATATCTTTGTGCAATGCACGGAGAGAATCGCGTTGGTCGGAAGAAAGTGTATTTCGTGATACAAAGTCAGTCATAAGCCGATCTTGATATTTGAAACTTCGTAGATCAGTTCTGCTTATTTCACCTACAGAGGTTGAAATTACAACATCTGACCCAGTGAATGCCTTTGATTCATCCTTTGAGACAACTTCTTCAGCAGAAAATGTTTCTCGTAACTCTGTTTGTAGCTGCTTAAAGTCAACTTGGTTTAATCCTTCATGCGCAATTCTAAATCTAGCACCAGAAGCGTATTCTGGAATTTGATCTAGCGTATCTATGACTGTGCCTTTCCACCGGTACGTTCGAAAAGCCTTCTCATTCTTAAGCGGAATAAACTTTGAATCAAAATCATCTTTATCCCTAATCTCCCAGAACAAAAAACCCTTTTCTACCGTCTCACCATAATTCTGCTGGATTGTTGAACCAGGATATGCAATTTTTGGTGTCAAATATTGCCTCTTGTGGATGTCACCGAGAAAAGCAAAATCGAATTTATTGAAAAAATCAACTGACACGCTATCCCCATTAATCTCCCAATCTTGATCGGTCAAAGACCCGTTCACAGGACCGTGGAATGTTGCGATATTGATACAAGATGGATCTGGCTCAACATCATCCCACCCCCTTATGTCAAAACAGCTGAATACATTCCACTTATAGCCAGCAACCCCGGTATCATATGTACCGGATTCTTTGAAGAGATGTATGTCTGGATTATCTAATGCTTCTAAAATAGGCGTAATAGCGTCAAGCCTATCTTCATTCAACATCAATCCGTCATGGTTCCCCAAAATAACATGAACAGGAGCAATCTCGGCTAACGAATTAAACCACCAAGTCAAAATATGAATTAATTCAGGACTGATCCCCTGCGTCTTTGAGTGGACAATATCGCCACCAATAAAGATCGCATCTGGACGTAGCTTTCGTAATTCTACAAACGATCTTGAAAATACATCTCTGTATTCTTTATGTCTTGTCAGCCCACGAAAGTGGACATCAGCAAAATGCGCGCACCGAAACATAACACCCCTAGATTAAAGACCCTGACCGAATCGTTCCAATAAGCGATCGCAGTCTTGCCATCTCACTCCATTCTTCTGCATGAGGTAGTAACTGCGAGAGATGTCCTCTCGGCATCTCACCCACATCAGAAAAATTATCAAACTTCAATATTTTTACGCAAATATCAAACCTAGCAAGAGTTGCAGCAATTTCATGTGTCTTCTTAATCGCATCAGGATCAAGAGCAAGAATTACTGGGGTCTTGTTTTTCACTATCTTTTTGAATAATTCATGTTGGGGACTCAACGTGCTACCCAACAAGCAAGTCGTGTTTTCATTCGATTTAATTAAGTCAAATGGACCTTCGACTAACGTGAGCTCTTGTGACCAATCAATATTAATATCGTTAAATATCACGTCAGCTCGTCGTACTTTTGGATTTAGATACTTCCTGTTCACTTCACCATCGATAGCTCTAGCAGTGTAATAATTCAGCACCCCCTCACCATCAAAAGATGGGATAATCACCCTACGACGATATCGACCGCCGGTTACAGCCCCAATCTTGAAATACCATAAATCTTTTTGTGTCAATCCACGATTGTAAAGATAGCTTCTGCATGCTCGAAGATCTGGATCAGCGTTCTTCCCTAGTTGAGCCAATAGCGTAAACTCCTCAGGAAGTTGAATAAGCTGAATTTCTTCCTTGATTTCATCAATCTTCTTTTCAAATATGGCAGCGGCATGCGATGAAAAATTAGGCTTATACTTTCGAAAGAAATAAGCTAACCCTTTCCCCCGGAGGCCGCAAACCCAACAGTGGTAAAACTCATTGTCAACTCGCAACGTTAGTTTCTTTTTCGCTGGCTTTCCAAAAGAAGAACAGTCTTTGTTGACACATCCAATTGCAACATTCACACCGTCTCTATCAAAAAGCACAGACCCAAACGCTCGCTGAACTAGCATAACGCGCTTTTTAATATCTAAATCATCGCTCATCATTCACATATGCTCTTGCGATTACAAAAGCATCAGATATATCATAACAACAGTCATCGAAGATTACATGACCCTTTCTTGGACCAGACTTAAGCGTCTTGGTGGGCCATGAAAAATCATCCATATTCTTCTGAGCCCACTCAAATACTTGCTCTTTCGTAGAAAGCGAAGATTTTCTATCTATTTTTAAGCCTACCGATTTTCGCGCGTGATTCACATTTATAAAGTCTGGTTGTAGATTCGTACATTTATACGACAACCAGCTTACTATACCATTAAATCTGGCAAGAGTAATCAGGGTCTTTGCACTTGAAAAGCCGGGTCTAAATGCTTGTAGGTTTTCCTCGATCGCTATAGCTTCTATGCCGTACTTGTCAACCAGCGTCATGAGTGTCTCATGCGCCCTCTGTGCCTTGCTGAACATGCACCTTAGGTCTTTTAATGGAATATACCCTGCATCCACCAGAGACCCATCAGAAGTTTGCAGCAAGCACCATCCGATACAAGACGTAGAAACGTCTAATCCCAAAATTACTTTCATCAAAAATCTAAACGCACTCGAACCATAAATCGATCATCCTCTCTTTTTACTATAGCTTGAGCGAAGTTCGATTTACATATAACATTAAGATTTTCATCGAGTAAGTTTACATTTGTAACATATGCGAATGATGAATTTAAGTCTGCATCAAGATCTGATGGGTTCAGGTCTTTATACGTTGGATTTTCAGACCTGTTTAAAGAGTTTGCGTCCGCAGGGATATTCATCTGAAGGACGTAGATGTGCTGTTGGCCGGCCATTCTAATATCAAATTGATCGGTTCCAAAATATGGGATTGTGGGAGTCTTTACAACTGCTAGGCCCTCATCATATAATAGCGTGCCAGCAGATGACCACACTGGATGGCTCCCTGTACAGTCGGCCCGATATAGGCTACCACGCTTGTTATCTTTTAATGTAATTCGTACCCGACCTCCCGAGCCAGTTACGCTTGAGTCAGTTAAAACATAAGAACCGGGATCAATTTTGTTTCCATAAAAAAGATTACTAGCATCAAAAAACACAACTTCATTCGATGTTGGGTCTTTTGTTCTATTAAAAATCGTTAATACAGAACCAGCAGGGAGAGATGGGTCATCTGGGGAAGAACCTGCTAGAAAAGCAGATATCGAGTTAGGATCATCGGAATTTAAGAGTCCTGGAAAAGAATCAGACCCTGTACTTAATAGATTGTTCAATGATACCATACTGAGCGATCTTACCCCAAGATCATCCACGAACAAACTTAAGCTTGCTGACCCAGATGGTGCTGTTTGTTCTAGCAAAGAAAAATTCGGAAGTAATCGACCGTTATCGCAAGGTAATACAGTGAGGTTTCGCTTTCTTACACTACCTGTTGCGAATAAAAATCCGTTTGCGCTAACCCAGTCTGTCGACTCGTCAATTGTCGATCCCGATAGAGCCATCAGTCGAGGAAATGAGCCTCTTACAAATTCTTTAACAAAATTTTCTAAATTTAGATAATGACCGCCAACGCCGAAAGATAGCGCAACATTAAATGGGTCGTTTGTATTACCTACTGCTGTTTGAAAGGGTGTTTGAAATATCTCGCGAGTCCTTGTATCTTTCACAAAGAAGGGAGGTACATAAAACATGAGGTTTGGTTCTTTCTTAATGTCCTCAACGCCGTAAAGGCTGGCAGACATAATATCTTCATCATCGCGGTAAGCGTCATAAATTTTCAGCTCATGTAATTCGGCATTTAGTGGATGTCTAAACACAAAATAATTTGGGTCTTCGCCATCAAAATCACCAGCAGAAATTAATCCGTCACGGGTTGCGATTGTATCATTAAAGAATTGTGCAATTAACCCACCGCCTACTCCGTAAGTAGAATTTGTTCCCTCATAAAAATTACCAACAAACAATGCATCAGGATCACCAGCATTCTCATGTGAGCCTCCTATCCATTTTTGTGTCCAATCGGCTTGCTGCAGAAATGTCGGAACCAAATCAAACGTTCCCTTTTCTCCACCGTCGATGTAAAATGAGCCCGTTGAATCCTGGATATCTTCCGTGCCACCCCAGCGCACACAACAATAATGCCAGGTATTTAATTTCAAAGAATTATCACTAGATAAAAACACTAGATCTTGCGGAGCTGGTCGAGCATTATTAGCAACATCAAGAGAGATTTCTGACGGTGGTATATCTGCAGAGTGACTCAATTGCAACATTAGTCGGAAACCATCTGGAAATTCATCTACATTTTTAGAGCTTCCCGATACTAAAGATATCGCATAACTGCTAGACATATGAAAAATTGTCCCTGCTGAATACGCTCCTCGTCTAGTTTCGCTCGTGTAGCGAGGGTTGATGTAAAATTCGAATGAAAAAGAACCAGAGGGTCTATATGTCGATGACACGTCGAACGAAGATGACGCAGGATATATCAAAACGGAATCAGATGGTACTTCAGACCCAGTAAAAAAATTCAATGTATTGTAATTCGTAAATGCCCAATTACAAGCAGAGCCATATTTCGGTCGATAGAATGGAAATAAAACTTTTTCAATTACTCTCTTTCTTAGGGTATCGCTCGTAAATTTAAAGGATGGCTCAAATCGAAGCACCTCGACCTGCTTATCTCGCTTACCAGTGGTACTAGCAGAATGCACAGCCTCCATATAAGCGAGCACTGACCCGGTGAAGGGGCCGGTACCCCCGGCTGTAAAATATTCGACAGCTTCTAGTCGAGCGGTCTCCAAGCTTTGTGCAATTGGAGCTCCGTCTTCTTCACCACTATCAGCGGGAATTTCTTTCATCCCCAATGATGTAAGCGGAAATACCTTGACAGATCCAGTTGCACCGCTTACAGACGAAGACACAAAGGTTCGTTTAGGCTTTGTTAAGATCTTAAACGAATCGAAGTAAGTCTTGTCGAGCTTAAAGAGGGCCACTCTTCCCCCTAGAAATCAAGCCTGATTCTTACCGTCAAATCCTTCTCATCATTCTTTTCTATTGGACGTGATAATTTTGCGACAGCAAGAAGGTTATCATTCGCGTCGTAAAGGCCCACTGTTGTTATGAACGAAAAAGAACGTTGTACATCTTCTTGACCCTCATCTATTACAACAATCCTGTTTGTGGTATCGGTATACGTGGGATTTGAAGAATAGTTGAATTCATCAGCTGTAGCGCGACAGAATAGCAACGTAGAATTGATATTCGTATTATTTTGGAAGGTCTGTGCTGTAAGAGAACCAGAGCTAAAGCGGCAACTCATAAAGTGGTCAAGAATATCATCAATACTCGCAGACACCATCAGATCGGGAACAAACTTTATTGTTCCGACACCGGTACCCGGTCCACCTATAGTCGTCATCCCAGTAGGAATGTTATAGGAACCCGCCGTGCTTCCGTCAATCGTGATGCCAGCAGGTCCTGTTGTTATACCATCGCGCATTCCCGAGATAACGCCCCACACAGCTTGGCTCGAGCTGATTACACGATCGACATTCAACACAATGGCACCTGCGTCGTAGAACACTAACCCAACATTATCTGTCGTGTCAGCAGCATTAACCAAATTACCAACCTCGCCGCCAAACGTACGACGACGATTTGATGCAGCACCAAAGTCAGTATAAATTCGTTCATCAAGCTCTGATGTAGAATTTAAGTTTTGAATAACGTTTGCATTAGAAGCTGAATAGTGCATCCGCATCGCAAACGTCTCACGCTTAATTTTATCACGCGTGAACAAACGCTTGAATGAAATAAACAATGCAGAATCCACAATATCAGTTGTAGCTGCGCTTCCAAACGGTGTAACGAAAGCGGATTCTGCGCTACCCAACAAGTTAGCTGCATATTGCTGGTATATATCCATCTTTTCTCTCATCATCATTGATTGAGAGGGGAACAAATATTTACCAGCACTATCGATACCGGTGGAAGATGAAACAACAGTGGAACCCGCCGCGTACAAACCGACAGTGGTATCAAAAATTGCATTAGCCGTCTGAAGAGAGAAATCCTGATCGTATACTGTGTGGTATAGAGATGAAGTCACCCCTGGGCCAATGCCGCCAGTAACAAATAACTGATATTTTTTTCGTGTCGCAGAACCAGATATGTCTTCTTGAATTACATCTACTAGCTGGTTTAATACAGATCTGGATGTTTTTACGTCTGCTGCTGATATCTCTTTAAATGTCGCCACTTTTTCTTACCTCACTTCTCTATTGCGACGGTCAATTCAGACACAACACCCGACTGTACGCCGGTTACCTGCACGGTAGAAGATATTTGTGATTTATTGTCTGCGTCGCCGTAATAGTCAAATACGCTATCAGATATGGATCTCGTTTTTATAGTTAAAGACAACTGCGAACCGCCAATGCTTGTTGTCGTGCTGTCTCTAGTCACGATGTATGTTGCAATATCATCGGAGTCAATTGAATCCGGAGTATTGTCTGAGCCGTCGAGCTCCAAGAAACGATAAGGCAGTTTCACAATAAATGCCTGGTCCCTCAACTCTGGATCGATTGTATTTTCATCAGACACATTCTGGCTCAGCGTAATTGCTTGAGATGCAGTGCTACCTGTTCTCTTAAAGGTCATCTTTCCAGAAGAAACGTCTCCTGTAATCGACACACCAGGTAATTTAATCAAGGTGGGGTTTGAAAGGCTGAGCAGTTTATTCTTCAAAGCAAAATTCTGATTCGTTTGTGCTTCAAAGACGGGGGTATTTTTCTCTATCTTTTCTTTACCTACCGTACGACCAAATTTCTTAATAGTCGCATAATCAACTTCATCATCACCAAGCGCAAATTTTACAATCGAAAAACTTCCGTCATTTCTCGCCAGGAGCTGTCTTCCGTAATCTGTTAAAACTGCATCGACAATGATATTGTTGGTGCTATTGTCTAAAAATCCCATAATATTATCTCCACACGTCCACGTTTAATTATAGCATAAATAAAATGGCGTAAATTAACTCCCCTCTATCTCAGAAGAAAATTGTGATTTCGCGGCAGGTGTCGTGTTTTCTAACCGACTTTCATCAATTGTAACGTTGATCTGTGCCTCGTCTAATCTGTCTACATTTATTAATTGAAACACATACTTTGATAACGGATCAATCGAAGTTGTACAAAACGCTGGAATATCTTCTCCTGAGCCCCGTGTTAATGTATACGCTTCTGGGTCAAAATAAATCGAAAGATTGCTATGCGAGCTATCTTTCATAGAATCCACAAAGAAATTTTCCTTCAAATACCAATTCGGGTATTGCTTCGGCGCGCCGGCGTACGAAACAAACTCTTTTGTAATTCTATTTTTGGACTCGCTAAATGAAACCCTTATCTGGGTTGAGTATTCTGACGTTAACTGCCTCGCATCAATAACCACTAGAGCATAAATATACGTTTTTGTCTTATCAAATTCAGGGTCGATGTAATACGTCGGCATATGCAGGGTGGCTTGTATCAAATCAGGATCAATCGTTTCCTTGCTCGATGTTCTTATCACCGAATCATCCCAATCGTAATGTGCCAACAACTGAAAGGGCTCATTAATCGTTGTTCGTCGAAAAACCTGTAGGTACTTGACATCACGCTGGGGATTAACAGGGGGAGCCCATGTCACAGAAAGATTGTCGTCATCATAATTGTAATAAAAATTAATATCATTTGGCGGCTCCGGACGACGATTTTCTGTTATTGTTGTCTTTGATATTGACGCAGGCCGTGAGGCCAGCAAGAATGTTCCAATAAAAACTTCACCACTATCGTAATCAGTAAGGGGAATACGAAATTTCGCAATCGTTCTTGCGCTATATTCATACGTCATTCCATACGCAACCTCAGAATCATAGGCTGTCCTAATATTTGAGCCAAGAGCTATAACAGGTGACATTGGATATCTTTTCCCCTTATAGAGCCTTGTTTTCTCAAACACAAATCCCACCACATCAGCTTGAGCAACAAAGTTTGCATCGTCCGTTAGCTCCACATCTATAAACGGCACATCAAATAAATACTCAGCATTGCTAACATACTCATTTAAATCTGGTTGGATTGCATCAACCGCTGAACAAAATTTATGTGTTGTATCATCAAGCCGCAAAGAATTTCCTACCTCGGCAGCTTTACGAAGCAATGGCGGAACGTAACTTGTATTTAGTACGCCGACCACATACTCGCGCTTTTCTTTTTCGAAAAAAACAGTTTCTGTTGTTGCCTCATCTGATTTAAGCGATGGGGGCAATAACGATTCTAATAGGTCTGAGTCTACTTCACTTTCTTCAGACAGCATATTCAGTAATTCTAGTGGAGATGCCTCTTCTTCACCAAAACTGGTAAGTCTCCTACGAAAGAAGTTTTCTAAATTCGTCTGCAATTGCTCATTAGAAAAAACGTAAGAATCAAAATCCATCCCAGCGGCTTGAGTCTCTGTATATATCTTTCCTTCATCAAGCGCTTTCTTAATTTCGTCCCTTGTCGACTTAATAGCGCTGTTCCTGGTCGCTAGCATGCTTTTCGGGCTGTCTTGAACCCCAAACTCAAGCGTAACATATCGTGGAATTCGAGCGTTTAGATTAGTAATATCGACTGTTCCCTTTTGTAAAAACCTGGTGGAAAGATTCCCATTAACTGCCTCAGCACCAGTTTCGTTTATTTTTTCGTCAGAAACGAAGAAATTATAGGAAAACCCTGCGGTTAGTGATGTGACTTCTGGTACATCAAAAAAATGGAGCGGTCGACTTACAATTGATTCACTACTCATCCTCTTCTCCAGTCGTCTCTTCTGGTAACGCTATCGTTACTCGAAAAGTTGCCAGTTCAACACCCTGTGATGTCTCTAAACCGATGCCCACCTCTTCTTGAGCTATTGTCAATTGGCCGTTAATCATATTTTCAATCGCAGCATCATCACCAGAAGTTTCTTCTTCTATTTCGAAATCATAGGGATCAAATGGAATCAGCACAATATTCTCAAATTTGCTTCCCAGAGTTAAGCGATCTGATATTGTCTCAGTATTAGCAACCGCTCCAATCGCACTTAAATATTCCCAGACAGAGAATGCAATAACATCTCCATTAAAATCAATCTCTAAATCAAGCGTTGCATTCGAACTATCATACCAACTAAACGAAGCGAGCGTCCGTTCAGAAGGATCAAATGCCAAATTGCTGCCAGACAAAAAATTTAATGATTCTGTGTCAAGACCCTCTGCGAAGGGTAAGCGTACTGTCTTCTCCATCAGCTTAGAAGTTCCAGCATCATCAGGGGGATAATTCGCAGGCGAGAAGTCAACGTCATACAGAAGCGACGAGTATATTTTCAATACTTCACTTATTTTTAAATTTTCAATGTGCGACGATGTAACATTTCCACTGTCTATTTCCAAAAGATCACATTCAGTCATTGTATTTTCTACCATCGAATTATCAAAGACCGAATAATTTGCTTCCACCACACCATCGCTCACGGACGAAACGGAAGTAAAGCGAAGATTTCTAGGAAACGAAAAAACTTTTTCTTTAAATTTCAGCATCGGTCTTGTCAAGTCAATCTTCTCAATTTGGACTTCAAATATGTCAGTTAACAGAGCGGAAGACTCCCTAGACGTATCCTCTAGTGAAACCGGTATGTTATACAACGCGTCACACATACCAGAAGTTAATGCAATAGCCATAAACTTCTTGGGCTCAGAAAATATTTCATCTTTCATCATGCTAGAAAAGAATGTTAGCGCATCATTGCTCAGGGCTGGATCTCTAGTCCTTATTCCGGAAAATGTTGAAAAATCAGAATTATAGCTAGAAACAAACCCACTTAAGGTCATAGCTAGATCGCTTGCTACCGGGAGACCCTCTTGGATCCGATTTCGTAATGTCAAAACTTCCGAAGATGCATCAGTGTCGGTAGAGAGGGCAGTTTGTAAGCCCTCAAAGGCTATCGCGGTATTATCTAAAAATTCAGAAAACGTAGCAGGCACCGTTGCGACAAGCGCTTCCTCCTGTACTAAGCTATCTGCCACGCGACCTAAAGTATCCGACACTGCGGCGAGTTCGTCCAAGTCAACTTCCTCTTGAAAAGCGTCGATGAGCCCTTCACTAAGGTCTGTTAATTTCTCAGAATCCAGCGTGATATCCATACCGGGTACTGCCATTGTATCGTTTACAGCTGGCGAATAGCAGCCCTGCGCAGCGAACATCTGCATTTTTGTTATGCACATGAAAAAAGCTATTTCGATATTTCCCCGAGGAATACCAGAATATGTAGAAGCTTCACCGGTGAAACATGAACCATCGGCCGACGAAAACATTTCAATAAAATCGTCAAATATTGTTAATAGCGCTATAAAAATATCATCATCAGACGCAGAAGTAACGAGCGATTGCAGCGTTAAGTACACGTTTGATTCAGTTAAAGTCGTTGATGAACCCAACACGCTGGTCGTAGTACCGGCGGATCCCAAACTGTCCAGAAGGAGGGCAGCTGTAGCTGCACAAATTTCAATATATCCACTTGAGAGAGCTGGGGTCGTAGTCTCAGTAGTCGTTGTAATCGGAGCCAACGTCATCGACGTTACCAATTTTGAGGATGCTGCAGAAGTTTCAGCGATTACAGTACTATTTGTTACAGCAGTAACGAGAGTGGCGCCTACATTCGATGAGGTAGAGGTCGCTGGTACTCTTCGCGTCTTCGTTGATGCGACGGGCATGCTCAGCGTAACTGCGCCAATTGATCTGGTTGGAGAAAAAGAAGAGACTTTTTTCGTTGAAGATGTTGCGAGTGGCGCTACGGTTACGCTTGTATCAACACTCGCCTTGCTAGACGTACTAGTCGATCTAGTAGGCGTTGACGCAAGTGATCCAACAACTTTTGCACGCTGGGCTGTCTTCAGACTACTCTCGGTCGATGGTCTAGAAAGCTCTTCTTTTAATGCAGCCAAAAACAACATCAATTGAGCTAACATTTTTTGGTCTGAACCAGATATAGCCAACAAGAGAAACTCAATCACGTCTTTTCGCGCGGGAGATTTTTTTGCAACCAAATCCAACAGCGGCACAATAACATCTTGGATTACTAAAATAAATGCGCCGACAGAAGGAGCATAATCAGAAGAAAAATCAGCAGTATCTAAAAATGCCGCTGTAATGGAAAGCGCAGTTTTTCCGTGAGAAGCTATTTCGGCATAGGTGTTTGAAGAAGAATTTAAAATCTTGTTCCTGATTATATCTGGAGCAGAATCAAAGAATATACCGGAATCGTCTGGAAGAATGTCACGGGGCTCAAAGGGAAACGAAAAAGTATATCTCCCATCATCGCCATGAGCGAACATCCGTAAACCAAGATAATTAAAACTAGCGTTCTTGCCGGGCATAATTGAATTATTGTTCAATCTAACTTCTAGAGTCGATGCGGCAGATTGATTTGTTCCTAATTTTGAGGCATTATAAGAAAGCTTGAGCTCAGAGCTTATTTGATATATTAAAACCTTAAGGGCGATTTCATGATCTTCGCCCAAAACCGCATCTAAAAAATCAAACGCAGATGCGTTCTTTAGCACATCTTTAAGGGAAGTTATTGCAGGGGGCTTGTCAGGTAAACTAGATCCGTCTGACGGGATTTCTCGCTCTTCTGATTCGAGGAGTCGAGGAGAACAATTGTCAACAGAAAGCGCGTAGTCACGTAAAATAGTAAGCAATAATTGAGTATTCGAAACCTCACCAATAGACTCATTAGCTAAAGAAAGAAAACTAACTACGTCATCTAAAATACTAAAATTTGAAGCATCCAAACTTTTTAAGAAAGCTGCACGCTGGCTGATGTATTGGGAATATGTCTCTAAATACTCTAGATTCAGGGCTTCTTGCAAAGATATGTCAATGCCTTCCGGGAGATTTTCGATATTTAATACCTTGATTGCTCTATTAATTTTTAGAATATTTCCCACTGACGTTGCTTTTGTCCCTGTTGGATCAAGCGTCGGCAAAAAATCCATCATTCCCAGCACGACAGGGCGAAGCGTAGTATTGATTACAAGCGAATTATCTCTAGTCTCTGTCAATAATGCAGTAGAGCTTTTCTTAGACCCAATAGTTCTGGGGGCGGAGGGCGTACCACTTTTCTTCTTTCCTTGCTGTAATTGATACGCTTCTAGCCTCTGACGTTCGGCTTGCTGGTTTTTTTTCTCTATTCTATGTTGTTCAGCACTTTGGATAGGAGCCGCTGTTTTCCCCCTGGTACTTGTCGATGAACTTTTTGTCTTAGATAGCCTTGCAGCACGGCCTGATTTTGTCTTTTTTGTAGGCTCAACAGATGCAGCTCTTTTTATTATCGTAGTCTCTATTTTTTCTTCGCCCAATAATAACTCTGATAAGCTGATTATATCATCTTGGTCAACGCTCGTTAGCGGCGACAGATTAGCGTTGTCTAGTAGGCTTCCCATTATCTTTGTATAATCCTAACATTACGAAGTTCTTTAGTCGTTAAACCCGCCATAGGATTCGCTGGTATGAGTGTAGTTCTCAAAGATGATAATTCCTTGAAAGAAATATTAATTGGTCTAATCTCGTAAGCATAGCTGGAATTATATGGTATTTCCCGGTTTATGAAGTGACGATATGAAAAATTCATTGAAGAAGAATCGGCATGGACCGTTCCTAGCAATTCAAAACCGCCGGCCGATGTAAGGAATACCTGGAAGTGATCTAATCTTGCCATATCGCCAATATATGACCACTTTATAAGATTATTGTCCATCCGCTTCTCGACAGTGGCGGAAGAGCCCTTCGTTATTGAGTTTGGAACTGCTATTTCAGTTGTTACTTGAACGGCGGTTTTGCCCGCAAGAAAAGGATCAATCGGTTCTAACGCAGACGGCGCGTTGGCATCAAGCTGGCGAGCTGTTGATGCCAGTGTACTCTTTCGTAATTGCATTGGCCCCCTAAATTTTTGAACGGATCTGGAAAAAGAGAGCAGCGTTGTCTGGTCTATTTCTGTTGTTACCAAATCAGGAAACAAAGTATCGGCTGGTCGAATGCACGCTGTTACTTTATAGGCGTATCTAGTTCCAGCAGCAAGAGGTTTGACATTCTTTTCTTGCTGGAGTGCTTGTGAATCTGTAAATGTTCCAGCCTCTTGGGACCCAAATGACTCAACCTCCCCAGTTTTAAAATTTTCTCTTTCTACAAGAAATACAATTAAAGAAGAGAATTTATCACGGTTCGAAGAAACATCACCGCCAAACAGGCCTGCTTGATTTGCATCAGATAATGTTGCCTCAATTTCCTCAAATCCAAATTCAGTAAAGCTTCCAGCAATAGAAAAACTCACTGATTTACTATTTTGAGTCGACGTCAGCGTTGCTGAACCAACTTTCATATCAACTTTCTTGTTATCTTCTTGCGATTCAATAAAATCTATAATGGCGGCTTTTCCAAGCACTTCTTTCCCATAAAGTGTATAGGTCAGTGGAACGTACTTGTACATTGATCCTGGAAGAGGCTTATCACGGAAACTCACTACATCATCCTCAGACGTCACGGATTGAATCTGGTCATCTACTGAACCTGATCCCACAAGCGTGAATCCGCTCCCTGTCTGTGCTTGCTTTTTAGAATATGAATTATTCGTAAGATTATATCTTCTTAATGCCACTGAGATTGCATTCTTGGGGAAATCTGTCACTGTAGTTGTTATTACGTTCGATTCGAGCTTTGCTGTCGCTGTCCCTTTCCCAGAATAGTCCAGCTTGACCTCCTGACGAGGTGTTATCACTGTAGACGAAAACTCTTCAGTGGGACGAGAATTAGCGCCAACAGCCGTTGCTCTATACATGACAGGACTTGCAGTTGCAACCTTGTCACGAAAACGAATTTCTCCATCGCCAACATCAAGGTCTGTGTCTAATATTGATACCCAACCTGTTCCAGCAGAATTATCTGTTGGAGCCAATCGACGAAATAATTTGACTCTTGACGCCTTAGAGTCTAACTGCGTCACCCCCACCGATAATTCACCAATGCCCAATTGAGAAACAGATAGTGCTGGAGGCTTTGTTGGCGTCAAAAAATCATTTAAGATTTTCGCGTGGGAGACCACAACACCTGCTTCGCCGACAACAACACCCTTGCTTGATCGTAATGTTGCATGAAGATAAAATGTTGACCTGCTCTTTAAGCGCTTTTCAGAAAGCCTTACCATACGCTTTAATTTCGCATTTCTTAAAAACACAGTAAATATTTTTGGAACAACCTCTTTCTTTGTTTCACGAAACATAACTTTCTGAGCTAGCATCGCGTCAGATGGTCCTAAAAATGAAAGCGCATCTGGCCTTGATTTTTTAAAGCGACTTTTTCTTCTAGAGCTGACAATTTGTGCGGGGTCACGTCTCGTAGAAACAAAAGCATTTGACACTTTCTGTAAGCTCACCCGCTTTCGACGAGGCAAACTACCTGATAAAGGTAGAGTATATAATTCTGAATTTAAAATTGGAACAGTCTTTCTCTTAACAGGCCGACGGTAAGCTAGCCTTCCTGATGCAATCCACCTTGCATTTTCGTTTGGTATAGCGTCTGTTATTTCTGTCTTTAGATAGGCAAACTGCTGAGCCTTTCTTGTCTTTACCTTTTTCTGAGCAGCTTTTTCTAGCCTCTTTGTAGATTTTTTAAAAGACTTTGTAGAAACAGCAGCTGGTTTTACCTTCGATTTTTCTGGTTTTTTCGCGAGGAGTCGTACTTCTAAAAATAACGCATCAGACCTCACGGCTTGGGTAATATCGATAGAAAAAGTAAATCGATATATGAACGATCTAGAACCAGGTTCTCCATACACACGAAGCAACTTTGCGTACTGGCTAGGTATCGTCACTACGTCGGGTGAAATTTGCGGTTTAAATAGCATCTATCAACTCAATCAAATACAACGGTAAACAGATTTATAAAAGTATCTTCGCCCGCGTCATCATTAAATAGCTTGCCGACAAAAAATACATGCTTTCCTGGGCTGAATGGGTCTTCATCTTCGAACTCACCGAAATCTATAACCCTAAGCTTATTTACGCTGCCGCTACAAACTTCAAAGACCTGGCACACTAAATTATTGTCTTTTGAAGTCTCCGGAAATGTAACGCTCAAAGGGGCGCCTACACCGGTTTCACCGCTGGGATCGTTTGCCCCAAGTGAAACCATAAGATCTTGGTAATTTAATGGAGCGGGTTGTTGAAGTTTTGGATAGTCTCTTAATACAGCACCCGATGTCTTGTTTACTGGTGACATAAATTGGAAATTCGGTATGTGGGTTAATTTCTTGTCTTGCCATAAGCTTTCGGCATTTTGTAGAGATATTCTACGAGGTTTTGTAGATGGAATAGGTAGATTACAAGTTACAAAAAATGTGTGAGAATATGTGCTAACTTTAAAATCATCATTTTCGTCGAGGGGATCACTCGATCGAAGGGGCTGCATATCCTTCAGCGAATCAACACAGTCTGTAAACGCGGTACTAGCACTAGAGACTAACGTGTCGCCAGCCAAAAATGCTGTTCCTCCAGAAGCCCCGGAAAGTACAAGCATCGAACCGTTTGTTAGCTCAAAATCTCCAGCGGGAAATGATATTTGACCATCATCATCGAATTCTGGAATTACTTGGTCTTGTGGCCTATTGTGAGCTTCAAAGAATATACGGTTTGTAGTGTCGGTGGCACGTTTTGGGTCGGTACCATCAGCCTCGTAAAAGGTTGCGTAATCAGAAAAAGTTGCGAAGGAAAAACGTAATTCCCAATGCGCTGACTGACTCCGTCCGACCTGCGTCAGGAACGTATCCATAAATCTTGTTTTGGGATTTAAAATTCCAGCCATGCATCTAAGTATTAGCTACCAGATTCCTCAAGCTCAGCTTTTCGCTCTGCCTCCTCAAGCTCAGCTTTTATCTCAGCTTTCGCTTCTCGAATCACGGCTGTAGTCGGACCTGGGTGTGCACCGACTTCTCGCTTAGTGCTGCTACTTCGTTCTTCAATCGCACCAGAAGCAATTGCTGCTTTCAATTCTTCTTTTCTATTCTTGTCTTCCAGAATACGAGATTCAAAATTTTGCCACTCTGTATTAACGGAAACCCACACACCTAATTCTTGCTTTAAATAAGCTACTTGCTGTAACGCGTCTGTGAACCCACCTGCAACATACCCGGGAGCTCTGTTCAGAATTGCTACAAGCTGCTCAACAACCTTCTGCTCTCCATCATTAACGTCAATATTTTCTACTGCCTCCTGTAGCACCTCTGTTAGCCTTCGAGAGTGATACTGTGGATTCAGTACTTTAGTATTTTGATTTTTTATTCTTTCTTGAACATCAACCAATTTTCCCTTGATCACGGCGGCGAAATCATCTTCCATAAATTACCTCCCAGTGGAATATTATAACTTAATGTTCGAAGGGTAAAAATAAAAAGGGGGGACCTCGAAAGGTCCCCCCAGACATAAAAGCTGATTTCAGCTTGTTTCTTAAGATCTAAGAACGAATGTCAAAACATCACCGACTTCAAGACCAAACTCGAATCGGACGATGCCATTAGTTGTACCCTCGTTATACCAGTCCTTGTTTGATGCAGCAGAAGCTCCAGGCATCAAGAGCTGACCGTTCAGGTATATCTCTCTATCAGTAGCGGCGGATATATCAGCTTGTCCCCAAGAGGCTGCATTGATCGTAGGCACAGACACGTTAGCGTCGGCAGCAACGGCCGTACCGACTTCGGTGTAGCCTTTTGTGGTTTGACCGGAACCGATGAAAGTCTTAAGATCGCTAGCAGGTACCTTCTTCATTGCCCCGCCGTCGTCGACAAGGATTCCATCAGTGTCGGCAATCGTTATCGAAGCGTCATTGCCAACATCACCGTCCAGCAAACTAAGCTCTGTAGCGGTTGCAGTCACGTTTGTCCCGCCGATATCGAGCGTAGTCATAGATACTTCACCCGCAACAGTGAGAATGGCATTCCCAAGAGTTAACAAGTCATGGTCCGAGAGGCTCCCAATCGTGGCGTCGTCCTTGAGCTCTAGCCCAGCATCACCGATTGTGACTATATCAGTACCGTCGACATCGAAGATGAACCTACCGTCGTCAGCATTAGCTGTGGACGACGCGGTGGCAAACTCGACCTTTTCAAGGGTCTGAGCACCTGACGCGTAGCTCACTGTTATGCCAAGGCTGTCAGCAGCATCTTTACCTACTCTGATCGAAGGATTACCATCATTTACAGCATTGTACATCGTAACATCGCCAGCGGCAATGTTGGTTGTAGCAGCAGCCTTACCGATTGTAGTAAGTTCAACGAGGGAATCAATCGCAGCTTCAATAGTGCTTTCAGTTGTTGCGTCAATAGCATCAACATTTGACAGCGTCATTGTGCCGCCACTGTCGGACAGAATCGCAGTGCCAGCTACCGCGTAAGCCATGCTTGCTGATATGCTGACGCCTGCGTCACCGATGGACAGAATATCTGTCCCATCAACATCAAAGACAAATTTACCGTCGTCAGCATTACCTGTGGACGACGCGGTGGAGAACTCGACCTTTTCAAGGGTCTGAGCACCTGACGCGTAGCTCACTGCGATACCGAGGCTGTCAGCAGCATCTTTACCTACTCTGATTGTGGGGTTACCATCGTTTACAGCATTGTACATGGTGAGGTCACCAGCTGCGATATCTGTTGTAGCAGCAGCCTTACCGATTGTAACAAGGTTTGGCATAGCTGTTATCTCATCATCATAGTATGCAGCAAGAGACTGTACCGTGACCTGCTTCATTGTGCCGGCGTCGTTGAAGAGCACACCGTCGTTGTCGGCAACAGTAACAGTTGCAACATTTGAGCCACCGTCGAGGAGTGCAAACTCCGCAGCAGTAACAGCCGTAGACGCATCAGTAGCTGTATCAGTGATTGCTGGAATGAAGTAGTTACCCGCAGTCAGCGTTGGCAATGCGAAAGAACAATCAGCAGTTGGTTCAACAACCTTAAGCGTAGTCTCGTGGGCATTGGCAGTAGCACCTTCGAACACGAGGACATCTACTGTACTCTCGATAATCGTCTGGTTGACTGTAGTTGTCGTTCCCTGAACAGTTAGATCACCAGCAATAATTGCCTCGCCCACAATTGTCGTTGTAGACGCAGAACCAGCGCCGATTGTTACATCAACCTGGCCATCTGTTGCGTGCTCACCCTCTAGTATCAGACCAGCAGTAAGAGTTGTCGTTGTCCCGTTACTTTCTGCGACGAACAATGACATTTTACCTGCTTCGTCAGTATCATCAGACTCAGAGACCTCTACCAGAATTTTTCCAAACGCGGTCGCGTTTTGACCAGCATCATCACCGAGCCACTCAATGCTACCAACATCATCGCCATCAGCACCTGCGGCGCCCTTATCTTTAACAAACCGAAGACGAGCACCTAAGGCGTCGGAGTTGGTGTTTTTCAGGATCGCCAGCGGCAAGTTGGAGGTAGAAGACTCGAGATTCAAGCCAGTAAACTGTGGGCTATCCTCAGTTCCAACACCCAAAGCGCTTGCAGCAGCAGCGGCAGTTGAAGCACCGGTTCCACCATCAGCAATCGCAACGTCTGTTCCACCAGCACGGTAGATGATGTTTCCTTCAATGTTAACATCGCCAGAACCTTGCCTTGTAAGTGTAGTGTCAGATGCATGACCAAGTTCAATACCTGTAAATTGTGGACTGTCACCAGTACCAACACCAATGCTTGTGCGAAGTGTTGCTCCGCTTTCAACGGCGGGGTCAGTCGTACCGTCACCAACAAGCATCTCACCATCGGAAAGAACGTTCATCGCCTGAATAGCGCCAGAGCCGTTACCAAGTAGGATACCACCGTCTGTTAGCGATGTTGCTCCTGTACCACCTTGTTCCACTGTAACAGCGGTGGCGGTTGTCAGGATAGTACCTGTCGATGCAGGTAACGTGTTTACGCCAGCACCGTCTTCAGCGCGCAGCTTATTCTCGTTACCATCAGCGGAAGAGCCTTCCCAGATGATCTCACCGTTATTGTCTGTGGTGAGCTTGATATCACCGGCAGTGGCACCATCGGTACCGATAACGACAGGAGCACCAAACTCTGATTGACCTGATACCGTATCAAATCTTAAATATGATTGATCAGATGCGCCAGAACCATCGACGAATTCAAAAGCAGCAGCATTGTTGCTTGCGAGTCCACCAGAGAGCTGGAGCAATCTCATTTTTGTTTTTTGGGGCATAATTTATTTTCCTTTTTCGAAATTAGTGTTCTACAAACACATAAACGAAGAAATCAACGTAAAAAACATACGGGGAAAACAAACTAATAGGAAACGAACGAACTTGCCTCTAACTATACAAGTCTTAGCGTTAGTGCACGAGATTTTTCAAGTTTTTTAGTATCGCATCGAAGCGTGAATAATCACTGTTGATGTACCCAACAGCGTACTTTGTACACTCAACATTGTCTTTAAACACAAATTTATATCTGTTTTTCTCTCGACCCGCAGAGAGGAGCTCACACCCCTTCAAAAGAAGAAACGCTGCTAATCCGATATCCGCGGTAATATATTGAGATGTGTCTTGCATACTAATTTAAATTATGGTGTCCACTAGCTTACTACCTTGTATACCATTACATCGAGAACATCATCAATTTCAATATCAAACGCAAATTTTAATGATGATGCACCAGTCACATAGTAATCTCGTTCCACAGGATCTGCTGTTACCTGCGCTGCTGTGCCAGAATGCAATAACTGTCCATTCAATAAAACGTCGATCAAACCAATGTCATAAGATACCGTCGCAAAATTTGTCGATGACACTGGAACATTCACCCCGGCAGAATACGATTGTGCTAGAAAATAGCTCTGTCTCTGTCTTTCGGATACCCCAGTATTACTAACTTGAACATAACCAGATGATCCGGTGGTTATAGAGATACCAGTACCAGACCGAAGATACGACGTACCGTCAACGAGCCGCGTCAATGAACCCGACAATGCGGGCACGCTTAAAGTATTCGTTACCTTATTAAACGTGAATGTGCTGTCGCCACCAAAAGTGTTACTATCGTTAAATTGAATCTGCGTATTGCTTCCGCCGGGAGAACCGCTGCCTCCTGTCGAAGAAATAGTTATTGAACCATCAGAGGCTGATGTTATAGTAACGTTCGGCCCTTCCCGAAGATATGATGTACCATCGCTAAGTTGTTGTAAAGACGCGGATAGGCCGGCCAACGCTACAACAGACCCAGAAGCAAGTACATCCCCACCGAAAACAGATGAACCCCCTGTTGATGTCCCAATACTCCCTATACTTCCAGATACAAAGAAACTAGTATCACCAAAATTAGCGGGGTTGGGATCTGAGGTGCCGCCACCAGATAAAATCAGTATCTGTGTATTGGCACCTGATTCTGTCATTTTTATAAGATCGACACCACCAGCTTGAATGTTTATATCATCTGGCTGAAACCGAATAAAAGTGTTGGCATCATTTTTGTGGTAGATGTACTCTCCCACGTCCATATTTCCGCCAACAGAAAGCTTATAAGAAGGAGTATCAGACCCAATGCCAACTTTACCATCTGATGTAACGGTAAACATGCTACCAACACCCGCCTGACCCCTGTTGACAGATAACGTTCCGGATACTACAACATCACCACCGAAAACAGAAGTACCTCTCCTTGAAGTATTTCGAGAATCGATAGATCCAGACACGAAGAAATTAGTGTCAGTGAACGTTCTTGGGTCAGGGTCTGCTGCTGACGAGCCGTGACCAGAAGCATCAGAAAGACTTCCGGAAAATAGAAGTACTTGGTCTGTTTCACCGTCTACCTGCAAGGCGCTACTTTTATTTTGGGTTTCTACCCTAAAGTTTTTATCGACTCCGCTCTGGTTTACCACCACAGTTCCGTTAAGATTTACGTCACCCTGGACATCTAAAAGAGACCCGTTCCACGTAAAGTCAGCATCAGATGTTAGCGTATCTGAATCTGACCAGGTCGCAATTCTGTTTGCTGCTCCAGAACCATCAATACCTCCAGTCGATGAAATTGTAATGGCTCCTGAAGAACCTGTCACTATTGTCGTATTACTTCCAGCAATCAAGTAGCTAGTACCATCCTGCAGATTCGTTAATGAACCGGACAATGCGGGAGCAGAAACTGTTCCTGAAAATGTTGAACCAGTTAAAGTTGCGACAATTGAATCTCTAACTGCGATCGTATAGGCAGCACCGGCACCAGAATCAGTAGTCTTTATTCCTGTTCCTGCTGTAAACACACGCTCATTCGATAGCGATGCGGTGGCGGCCAAAACAAGATATTGTGCAGCAGGATCACCATCTCCTGCACCGCCAGCTGACGCGACAACAGTGTCCAGCATATCACCAATATACAGATAGCCCTCAATAAAGTCAGGATTATCCGCCTGGTCTCCAGTTCCAGATGGGTCCTGCTGGAAGAACACTCCGTTAAAATAATCTAGATACCAATCTCGAGCGTCCAGTAGCGGAATTAGTGTACCTGATCCCTTGGACGAATTACCACCGTAATACGGCTTTGCCTCGTATGATGACGCAAAAGATGGAGGTATAAGTTGTAACGATCCAGACGTTATATTAATGACTTGATCATTCTGGAACGGGTACGTACCCGCCTTTGAATTCGATGAATTGGATTCATAATCAGATGGAAGCTTTAATTCAAATCCGTGTCGACCATCCGATGTATCGCTACCGGCAATAAACGTTGCGGGAAATCTGAGGTATTCCACCTGTCCCGTGATTGTATATAGCGCGGTGTTGGATGGGCTGGTAGTGACCGATTCTCCGAATATATTTTCAGAAGTTGTAGTTATACCTGACGGCAGTCCCTCGTTAGAAAGACCCTTATCGTTTGATGTCTGCGCTTTACCCGCTAATTTCTTAAGCGAAATCAAGCGCTCAGTTTTTGCATCATACGCCATAGGTTAGCTCCACGAAACGCTCATACTAGAAATGTACCCAGTTGATGAAGCGTCTGCCTCTATTTTCACAACTATATATTCATTACTGCCTACTGACTGTGTTCCGAAGGTCGCAGTGTTAGTCGCATTGAGCGATGAGTCTAAGCTTCCATCTAAGCAGCCGTCGCCGTCGGAGGTTTGTCCCGTCGCGAATGAGATTGCCAAATCCATCCACCCAGTTTCAAAGGCAGCAGTTGTGGTCGGAAGCTTAATCAACACGTGAAGGTTCGACGTTGTCAATGTAGTCGCTTGAGAAGCGATAGTTCCTGATCCGTTGATAGTAAGATCGAAACCTGTCTTTGAGCCCCCTGATGTGTTCTGAAAATATCTATAAAACGTTCTTGTGCCTGACGTGATACCGCTATAATTTACATTGCTACTTGGACCGTTTGTTATTGACCCGCCGTCAGAAGTGTTTCTAAAATCTCCAGAATCTCCTCCTTGGGGCGGCGCGTAAAGTCGGCTATTATAAAAAAGCAAGCCATCAACGCCGGCGAGGCTTGTTGTAGAATCCCAAGCACTCCCTCCAGCGGTAACGTTAGCTTGAGTATTATAGCTACCTGATATTAATCTATAACTTTCACCCCTGAACGTCTCAGACGTGGCGGTGGATGTATCAGATAGATCGTATAACAAAATTCCGCTTATTGACTGTGAGCCGGCGCTGGAAAGATTCGATTTTAGCGGTGCGGGTACATTAGTACTTACAGAAATCGACCCATCTAAAATAGGATCGCCTGTAATCGTCGCTGATCCAGTAAGATGCAGAATTTTCGTTTCATCTTCGCCGCCTGCATGATTGATAGATGGAAACGCTTGAGACGAGACTGAGCAATTTGTGCCGTTAAAAGATATTGTAGATGTAGAATATACATTACGATACGCATTCAAGACGCGGATCCTATATTCAGCGGTTCCGCCAGTGTTATATTTCACTCCCGAAAGATTTTTAGTTCCTGTCATGGAAAGCGAATCCATGGCAGAATTATCGGAAGACAATGCATTGGAATCGGGATCGTTCACCCACTCCACATAGTTGCATGTTATATCTGCGCCTGCTATTGTGTGCACCACCCTCGCGTAGTTCCACCCGCTCTGCTGATCAGCGGCGGTGATTGTGTATGTACCTTGCCGGTGTTGGAAAGTTTCGAAATTGCTGCTATCGCTAAAATGGCCTGGCGTGGTTGCAGAAAGGTTAAACCCAGACCCGTTTCCGTTCAAAGAATTCCCAGACCCGAATGAACTTAAATCTACAGAGTGTATTGCAGTGGAATTATCATTTACAAAAAGTTTCAAAGTTCCCTGATTACCGTTGCCGAATGAATAAGCGGCGTAATTTACACCATCTGCTGACACGTCGGCGTTCAGCGTTCCGTTGATCACTGTCGAGCCGCCGAAACAAGCGCGCCGTAAGTCATTACTTGCGGCAGTTGAATTAAACGTTCCATTAATATCGATATCAGAAAGATTGTCAGTGGGCGTCAACGTGGAAGGTCGTGCATTTGTATAACCGGAAATTGACTGCGATGATCCGAAGGAAAGGACAGCCGAAGTACCAGAGTCTGAACAGTTCATATCGTCTAGACCTGGGGCGGCGGAGGGTGCAAGCCCCTTCAAGACCTCGTTAAACCTATCCACCGCTGTCCCAACTGGTGTTACAGTACTGAAATCGGTGAATAACCCATCAGAATATGAACCGTCTTCAGCATCTCCTATAGACCCAGTGACTGCGACGACGCCACCGCCCAGATCGCTTATAACTCCAAGCTTAGATAAGTTTAGAGTGCTGATGCTTGAAACGCTAGAAGAACCGGAAACAACTGATATTTCTCCACCGGACGCAGCTACTGTCACAGCTCCAGAGGAGCCAGTAGTAATGGTCACGTTACTTCCTGCGATCAGGTAAGATGTCCCATCTTGTAGTTTGGTGAGTGAACCAGAAAGAGCTGGAGCAGTAACCGTGCCTGTGAAGGTCGATCCAGTGATCGTTGCAATAATCGAATCGTCTATAGAGAGCTCTGTTGAATCAATCACCAACCCAGAGTTGCTCTTAAGATCGACACTGAATTCGGTGCCTGAAAGATCTAGACCATCGCCAGCAGTGTATGTTGTGTCTGTGTCAGTAGATGATATTGAAATATACCCAGCTGAGGCAGAGGTTATGATAACATTAGCATTACCTGGTCGTAGATAGGAAGTCCCGTCTTGTAGTCTTGTAAGCGAACCCGAAAGAGCTGGGGCGGTCACGGTACCAGTAAAAGTAGACCCAGTAATCGTCGCTAAAACAGAATCATCAATTGAAAGCTCGGCAGAGTCAATTACTAAGCCAGATCCGCTCTTAAGATCGACACTAAATGCGGTACCCGAAAGATCCAGGCCGGAACCAGCTGTGTATGTTGTATCAGTAGAAGACACTGTGACATATCCCGCTGAGGAACTTGCTATTGCAATATTCGAGCCCTCGCGGAGGTATGACGTGCCATCAGACAGCGCTTGTAAGGACCCGGAAAGTCCTGCTTGCGCAACAACATCACCGGAAAAAATCGAGCCAGTTAATGCAGCAAACTCGCTATCTTTCACTCGTAGAGTGTACGCATTACCTGCACCGTCGTCGCTAGATGCAAGGCCTGTCCCCATTGTAATAACTCTCTCTTGCGCGAGAGAACTAGTCGCGGCCAAAACAAGATATTGTGCATTACCATCCGCGACGCCACCACCACCAGCGATTGCGCTAATTGTAATCTCACCAGAAGACCCCGTCGTTATCGTGACGTTATCACCCTGCCGGAGATATGACGTACCATCAGGAAGCCGCGTCAACGACCCAGACAAACCAGCATTAAAGACAACAGGTCCGCTAAATTGAGACCCAGTTAATGTCGCGACGACAGAATTATCAATACCAACAGTAATACCAGAAGTCCCACCATCATAAGTGAACGTTGATATCCCTGTTCCTTGAGCCAAAGAATTTGGAACATTCGCCACGCTTATACCAGAAGAACCCATATCGATTGTGCTGCCGTCAAGCTTGACCCTTAATTTATCAGAGCTAAATTCTAGGCCTGCGGTTGATGCAAGATCAACCGCCAGGGTTACATCGCCGGAAGCACCGCCACCTGTCAATCCCTGGCCAGCGGTAACACCAGTAATTTCTGTGCCATCTGTTGAAACGACTATCTGTCCGTTCGATGACGTAACGATGCTTACACCTGTACCGCAGGCAAGATATGGTACACCAGAAGACACTTCTTGTAGAGAGCCAGTTAAGCCCGCTGTTGTTGATATACCAAACGTATTTTTCCCTGTCCACGTATTGTCGACACCCTTTCGAGGAACCACTGCAGTGTCGATTGCAACTGTCTGGGTAGAAGAGCCGTCAAACGAAAATGTATCAATGCCTGTTCCTTGAGAAATTGCATACGGCAAATTTGCAACAGATATCCCGTTATTTCCGATCGAAAGGGTACTGCCATCTAAATCAATAGAAAATAAAGTTGGTAGCTCAGCACCTTGAAAGTTCAGGTTGATCCCGCCGTTCGAAGCCGCGGCCATCAGCACGGTTCTGTCAACCAGGTCAACCAACGTACCCACAGTAGATTTTGTTATTGTAGTCCCGCCGTCAGACACAAATAGAGATGAAGACCTTGTACCAGCAGAAGACAACGATGTTGCGTCTAATCCAACTGTTGCTGCACCTGTGCCATTATACGTAAAAGTGCCAATACCTGACCCGGCGGTAAGATCTCCTCCGGCACCAAGCGAAGCAGCGATTGTTATCTGGCCAGAAGTCGGGGTATCATAAGAAATTGTAACGTTGCTACCGCCCACAAGATATGGAACGCCAGAAGACACCTCATCATGCTTCCCCAACAGTGTACCAAATGTATTTGTTCCAGACCATGTATTGCTACTTGCCAAAAGAGGAACCGTAGATGTATCGATACCGACTGCCACGCTAGCTGTGCCGCCGTCATAACTAAATGATGATATTCCCGTTCCATGTGTTAAAGCATTCGGTACTGACGCAACGCTTAGTCCAGACGAATTTACACTTAACGTTGAGCCATCCAGATCGGCTTTTAATTTATTTGAACTAAATTCTAAACCAGAATTTGTCGCAAGATCTACTGCGATTGTTGCCGCGGCAGTATTATTATATGAGCTTGCGCCAGAAGCAGAATCATAAATTCCGTCTCCAAAAGTAATGGCATTCGCCAAAGTGCCACCGGCGCCTGCCGCCATTAAGTTGGAGACGGAAACCTTTTTTACATTGCGTGCAGTGGGGTCATCAAGATCGTAGATGAACAGCAAGTCTCCGGAGGCGGGGGTCACAGCTAATTCTGAGTCTACATCATTTGGATTCAGACCCAGACCACTTGAAGAGAATGTAATTCCTCCGCGGTCATATAAGTCTACCTTTACTGATGCGTTTCCGCTTCCGTCATAAGTAAAGTCTTGAATTCCGTCCGCCTCTACTCCCGACAGCGTCCCGACCAGCGCGCCTGTACCCGCGGCAATCGTAACAGCGCCGTCTGAACCAGTTGTAATCGTTACATTGTTCCCTTCGCGTAGATACGTAGTACCATCAGCAAGGCGTGTTAAAGAACCAGACAATGATGGAGCGTACACCGTTGTGGCCTCAACATTACCATGGACAGCGAGAATCCGATGAAATTCCTTATCATCGAACCCGATCTGGAAGTGCTGGGGAGAAACTATCTTTAAGATAGAATCGTCAGTTTTCGATCTTATGACCAAAAAATCAGATTTATTTAAAGATGTCCTTGATTCACGTGCCATTCAACATTCCCGTTACGTAACACTAAATATTACGAAAAGCAACGTGGTAGCCGGTATTATCTAAGCGTCGTTCGAGAAACCATATTACCGATATCGATAGACACGAATGGGTTTGTTGTAGGAGTCCGTTGGGCCTCACCCTCAAAATACGGGATGGAAGAAGTCATAAACGTGCTTATGTTCTGGCATGATGTTTTGCTAGCATCATCTATAGGATTACCGTCAGCATCAACAAAAATACAAGAAACAGCGGCGTCACCTGTCCCTCGAGGCGTCTCATCGTCTCCTGTGTTGAAGAACTTCGTATAACGTCGTTGCTCTAACATGTCCCTCAGCTGGCCGTATCTATCCGGTCGAAAAACTGCGTTTGTGTAAGACCAAACATAATTCTTAAGGCCATACTTGACACCTTCTGGATGGTCAAGACGCATGGAGAAGGCCTGCTGGCTGGAGGGGATGGCGTATGTATTTAAGCTTTTGCGGTTCCAGGTAAATCCATTTGTGGTACCTCCGGTGGAAGAAAGATAGCCCGAGCCATCATAGAAATATGCGCCACCAGTTGTTGCGAATCCAAATAGAGCGGCAGCCATTGCCTTGTCTGCTGTGTCTTCTGATTGTCGACACTCCAGAGTCTGTTCAGTGAGGAGCTTCCCCCTCGACGCGTAAGCCGCCATTACCAGCGGGCTTTGGAGATAAGCAGTAAGACTTCGGGGCGGACCGAGACGTGCCCATCCCCACCTAAAAGGCCTGGGGATGAGCTGGGCCCAGCCGTAGTTCAGCCCTGGTTGCGGAATGGTGCGGTAGCTCGATTGGTCGGCGGGGTCTTTCAATACTCTATCCACGTCATCATATCTACTCTCAAAAGGAAATGCGCCGACCCACCCATTATTTACAGCGGCAAGCCCTTCGCTGCTGCTAGGATCGGAATACCGAGTCGAGGCCTGGAGTCTATAGAACAGATTCTGACCAGATGTGTCGGGAGTCTTCCCGTCAATTTTCCAGATCTGTGATACAGTGGGCAGAACGGAGTCCCAATACACTTCACTTTGGTCTGGCAAGACCACAAATCGTTGCAATGACTTGTTAAAAGACAGGTTTCCATCCCAGCCAGTGGCTGCCACCTTCCGGACGTAGATATTACGATCACCCGAAAAGGGGTTGTCCTTCTTATCGTCCTGTGGTATGTATCGAGCGCTACCTGTTATATATTGATCCAGGTAAGAACCGCTGTATGCTGTCTTGTCATCGACCAAGAACTGGTCCATGACCGGGTTATCGAAGTGAAGGGCCTCGTGTACGGCGTTTGTGACCAGGGGCTGGTTCAACTCCGCGGGATGAGGTTTATTATCACGTAACAGAGTACCGTACAAGACAAGTCGCGCTTTACCGGCTTTCAAGACAGTTTGACGGATCTGCTCAGACAGGTTCCTTCGATTGACCCCAGGTCGGAACTCATTCGGTACATAATTTGGGGTGCTCTGGTCGTTCTTTGCGCTGAAATCGTTGCCCTCGACACCCTGATACCCTTTCTCGTCAGCTCTAGAAAATGGCCCAGAAATACTGTTCAACGGCTTAGGAGCACCCTCATTCATTCCACCGATCGCCGGCTGGAAGCCAAGCACCAGTTTATCTCCAGGCTCTAGTACATAAGGAGAATTATACGTATATGTACGAGCTAGGGTACCTGTCGTTTGGGTCATCGCACCGATACAAAACGGCCAGTTCGTTACCGCATTTGCAGCGACGAAATAACCAGAATTGTTTGTAGAAGCCGACTTCAGTGCTTCGAAAGTGGTCGACCATTCTTCAGAGTCTGCGCCTGGGGCATACGGCAGTGATTGGTTCAAGTGATACTGTGAAACGGCCACCCAGTCGCTATACGCTTGATTACCCTGCTGGGTTAGTGTAGATCTTAGGTTAGAAAAATCAATCGGTTGAAAGCTGGACGTCTGGACAAAATGAGCCGAGCCAATCGGACCGGTCCACCCATAGTCCCCCCAAAAAGATCGCGGATCCCATGACTCGAGAAAGTCGCTATATGCACCCGTCACTACCCCCTTCACGGAGGGCACATACGATAATTTTTGTGATGTGGGTACATCCCCCGGGACGGACTTGACGATTGATCTTCCAGACGATAGGCCGACACTCCTGAACACATGACTTACGCTGGTGAATTCGTCAATTTGATGGACATAACTACTTTCTCTCGGGTAGAAGACGCCTTCTTCGCTATCGCTTATATTCTGGGGTACGACAGGAGTAACATAAGAACCGACAGTGGTGGCCGGCCCCCAGCGAGCATCATATTGGTAAAAGAGAGTGTTGAAAGTTCCTCCAGCGACGGCGCCGGCGGCGTTGGAATTCTTGATGTCAGTTAACATCGTAAATGTTCCTGAGCTCAAGATATTCTGGCTAGCAGTATGATAATATTGGACATTGGTTGGCCACGGCTCCCGACTCGCCGTCGCGACGAGATACGCGGAGGAAGGCTTGAGCTTATACCATGGTGTCGAGACCAGGTCGCCGGTGGCTGGATCCCAAACTCCGCGCGGGACACCACCCCGCCACCCTAATACGCCAGGTGTGGGATCAGCAGCCCACAGCTTAACGAATCGCTCACCGTGATCCAATCTGATCGAAGTCTCACGGCGAAGACCAGCTTCGAGAAGAGTCTGTCCCGTCAAGGATCCAGTAATCCCAAAACCGCCCCACGTAAAAAAATCATTCGCGCCGTGGCCGATGGTGGCATTCTCTTCATTCAATCCTACTGCCGCTGCTTCAGAAACGAATAACAGCGGATTCGAAACAAAAGAACCACCTCCCGCTTCGTACGATCCAGAGTGCGGCTGACCTACAAAAATTGTGGGAAGACCTTGGAGGTTAGCAGAAGGCGCGCCCCCCTTGCCCGTGGCGAGATTCGCTGTATCTATACCAAGCGTATTGTAGCGCGCCTGGAATGGATAATAAGCATTCGAGAAATTGAGACCGACGTACTCCGACTTGATCGCTGGGTTCTGCATGTCTTTTGTGGGATGTCGCGAACCACCGCGGAGGTCGGCGTAAGGGAGACCTGACGAATCTGGGGACCGGTATCCAAGCCCCATCGGATCGAGGTATTGTTGTTTGACCGTCGTGAAGAGTGAGTGCGGAAACCCCGACCTCGGAGAGGCGCCCACATTATAGAACTTGTTGGTTGACCCAGACATACCGCTGCGCAAGACGTGAGTTTCTTGCCAGGATGAACCACTCTTGAATGCCTGACAGTCGGACGTAGAACGAGTGTAGCCGTAATGAGCTATCTGACCGTACGTTATCAATTCTCTAATTTTATCGGTTGAGACGGAAGTGATTGGAAACTTGTCGGGAACAACAGGATCCCAATCTTTCTTCCGGCCTTCCATTGGCCACTGCCGCGAGCGTTGAGGAGACGCTAATGTCGAGTACTGCGCTTTTTGTGGGCTTGAGCGATCGACAGTGCCCTTTGCTTGTCTCATTAGAAAGAACGTATCACATCTCCAGAAAGGTACTCCGCCAGGGGTTTGAACAGACATAGTTGGTATCAATTCACGAATAGCTCCGTTGAACGTCGTCTTAGGCGCTTGGGTGGCGGGGGTCCCGCCGGCGAACATTGGATTTTGTACGACCTTGTAAAATCCGTCATCCGATGGTAACAACATCCCCTTACCGAGATTGCTGAGGTGACTATTGGCTTGGTCGCCGTGCTGACCACCCATACCACCCATAAGCGGAAATCGGCCATACGAGAAAACGTCATGGGAAAGTACTCCCGGCGCCTTCGGACTATATTTTGACGGTGCTTCCATGTACCATTCTGGTAACGTAGTTCCTAATCTGTTGCGCGCACCGGTGACGCCCAGGTCGTTATTCTGGAAAAAACGTAGAGATCCGGAGAGATTGGTGTCCGTGTCGCCTGTGTGTGGGATGCACCCTTCCTCCATCTTCCATACCTGGAAATCGGCAAGTTGGCCATTGAAGCCGCGCGCTCCGTCGTTACGGTTACCTATCACACAGTCATGGTTAGCGTCCTCGAAACCGGCCCAATATATCGAGCCGTAATCAGACGGATCGATTGTCGCAGTCATCGCCTTGTAAGTGCCCCATTGTGCCGGCACGGTTTCGGCGTCTTCTCCTTCTATGGTGACACCAGGGAGGTCGCTTGTTATCCATGCCTGGCAGGACGCGGGGTTTCCAGTACCGGTGTACTCACCGCGAGAAGCGGACTGAGCGAACTCCCCAGGGTGGAACCTAAGCACAAGATGGTACCATGCCCCATTGCTTGGATCGATCACCACATCATTTGTGCCCCACTGGGCTTCATGCATGCTGCCTGCGGAAGACGTCAGCGCTGGCTGGTAATAATTGGCATTAAAATAAAGTTTTGGGCCCGGCCCGGCGTCATAGAAGAAAGCAGCCATATTACCGAGACCTGTGTTGCTATCGTCGCCAAAGTGGAATAGCCGACCGTAGCTGCCGCCGCCGGCGCCGAGGTACCTGAACCACATCGAAAACCATATATCGCCGTAAGCGAGAGCTTGACCATTATTACCGCGATATGGATTATGGGGACCGATATACGAATTCATCTGAGAACCACTTCCGATAACAAACCCATTCGTACCGCCATTGAAGGCGTAAGAACAACCCTGTAGTCCTCTACTCGGCGTTTGGTTACGATCGAGAGTCGGCATGGTGAGAGCGGCGCTCGGCGCGACGGCGCGGAGAAATCCATCCCAAGGCGTTCGACCTAACTGATCGAACGCGAAGAGGGTTTCGCCGAGGCCGATGTCGGCGGAATCACGGCAGCCCTCAGGATGGCTATCGTATATTTTGCCGGAAAAGTTAGGATCGTGATCCATTCGGTACCGGAGCCACGGCCCCCGAGGGTTAGTGTACCGTCGCTGGCCACCTTGTGGTCCGGTGAGACAAGAGGCAGACTCAGGAGGCACATGGGCGCCCGGGTACTCATTGCCATTCTTGTCTGTCAGGTTCTGAAGGCTTGTGTCACCGCACAGTACTGTTCCTATACCTTCACCGCCATGACCTGGGACATGTCCCAGGTCTCCCTGGAGGTCATTAGTTGTTACCAATGTAGTGCCGGCCCCTCTATCGGCACGCGCTCGACCGGGGATCGCTTTACTGGAATCCGAAGATGAAACCGCAAGGAGCGTCCCGGGATCGCTACCGTCTCTTACGACGTATCCGAGCCCATCATCACCCGACTCTATAAATTCCATATCATGGGTGATCTCCATCTTTTCCAACAAAAATGGAGCAGATATATACTTCGACATATCAAGAAGCTGGCTATCGGAAGCATCCCACTTTTGATCGAACGGAAATCCGAACCAATCAGTCGGCCGGCCGCGGGCTGCCAGAGGAAGGAGAGGCTCTGCTTCATCAGGAGATATCGCAAAACCTGTCGTTGCGGCGAAGGCAATCGACGTACTCGCCATCAGGAAAGAACCTGATGCACCAGTGCCTGGGACCTCAACTCCGCCGGAGGGTGCTGAACCTACCTCATCTAGCGAAACTGTCCCAGTGACATCCCAACCCTTGGTATTGAAATTATAATAGCATATACTATTGATGCTCGCAGGGTCGGGATGGCGGACGGTGTCCTGGCTAAGAGGATATGGATATGAATCGTACGGGCCCTCGGAATTGGGTGATATCAAAAGCGTTGACCTATGACCCATTGTGGTGTCTGTCTCGCTACTGAGGTCTATAACGATCGCGATCCTATCTCCCAGTTTTTGATCGAACCCCAGCATCGTTTCTTTGGCAGTCGCTATTGTCGCTGTTGTCAGAGACGTATCGATACGACTATCGTCGAATGGCGCCATGGTGCCTTCAACCCCACCGCGCAGCCCAGCGTCAGCAGTGCTACCAGACATGTTCATAATGAAGACTTCTTTATTCATCAAACCCGGACGAACGCGGTGGGAAAGATCTGCTGACGCAGTTATACGTGTCTCTATACGATGATCATCTCCCGAACGATCGCCGGAGCCCGAATGATAAGATCTAAGGTGGCCTTGACGAGTTGACTCATAAAGATATGTGGGTAGCATATCTGGAAACATAACGGGCGTGTCTGTGGTAAACACAAGCGTGTCTTCATCACTAAACGGAGTTACCGGCTCATTTCCAAGCCGTCCCTGATCACCGGTTCTGCTAATCGACGGGTATGTCCGGAGCTCATTATCCATACGCTTAAGAACGGTGCGCGGACCTCGGTTATCCAGTCCGGATGTATGCCGATTAAATCTAGCAGTGTGTGAAGTTGTGGTACCGGGGGAGCCGTCACTCCAGCCGGAACCTATTGCTTGTGACAATTCATCAGATATCCATCCATCGAATATCGCCAATTCACTAATTCTAGAGCATTGCCCCCAATCGTTGCTGTCATTAAAGCTTGAATTGGGAGATGAATTATAGTCACCGTAACCGACAAATATCTGTGGGTTCGTTAACGTAACAGGAATTCCGCTTATGCTTTGCGCGTTCTTGGGACGTTGCGAGCCATCAGCTTCCTTCCATGCTTCAAGACTCGTGGAACCATCTTTTACACACCCAACGATCGTGTACCATTCTTGTTGGGTTATACTAACGTTGGCAGCAGTTTCGGACTGGTTGGTAAAAACTCGTAATTCGATTGTGGGAACCCCAGAAGTGCTAGTAACAGAAAAAGACACTTGTGTGGTGTTCAATTGAGATATAGAGAAAATCAGCTCGTTAAAGGTACTGGTGGAGGATTTTGCGAATTTAAAACGAAAAACGAATGTACACCCCTTGGTACTTACTGGATCTATACCTTGTAAACCTTCCTGAAGAAGAAACCGGCCGCCTCGAGTAGAAAAATCAAACGTGCGTTTCGGATACGGACGGATGGCTCGTCGATCTGTACCGGGAATCAATTCAGCCGAGTATACGGTAGATGGATCCCCCCTGTTGTCAGTGAACATCTCCCGATCGAGAGAAAGTTCTGGAGGAAGGGCTGGAAGCATACTGCCCAATGTAATGCTCCCCGTCACAACATTCATCCCGCCCTGTTTCCCCGACCTGTCGGGAATTATCGCGGCGGAGTCGTCACCGCCATCAACATACTCGTTAAAGCGATAGTGCGCTAGACAGCTGCTGGACAGATCCCACCTCTTACCGTGTGCACCTTCCGACGAAATAAAACGCGAAAGGTCTGGAATAAACGGTGTTTTCTTCCCTCTAAACATTACAAGTCTCCGTACGTAATTGAACCAGCATTTTTGTCAAAGTAAAATCCATGATTTGCCCGCTCTTCTGTCGGGTCGGCGGTAGCTTGAGATCCTGTGTTCATCAAACGCATCGCCGCTATTAAATTATCTTCAGCTAAAGAGTCCTCGTACGTGCCGAAACGTGCGTTGTATATCGCACGTACCTCGCTCGGCTTTAAGTCATGATGACTCCACACAGCAAGATCCGATATGATACCCGAGAATGTCTTCACACGAGTGCCGGATGTACTCACAATAAGCCCGTAGGAGTTGATGGCGTCTGGAGTTCCATTGCCGGGCGTGTCTTCTGTAATAGGAACAATTCTACCATTGATATACATCGTCGGGTCAAACAAGAACGGGTAGTCGGAAGTTAAGTACGTAACCGCGAGGTGGACCCATTCTTTCTCGGGGACTGGATTTCTCGATTCCCACTTACCAACCTGGCTTGTGCAAATCCTCTTAAATGTTAGATAGC